GGAATCACTATAAAATTAAGACTGTGGAGTCAGTATTAGACTTTTATTTTCAATAAAAGCATTTGTCTAAGAAGCAGTAAAGATATAGAACCTATAGGTTCTTTTATATAAACTTATACTTTATTATACAATTTTTTATTTGTTATATAAGTTTATATTTATCTAGTATTATATAAAAAGTGGAGTAAAAATATGAAAATTAAAGAACACAATGGTATTAAAAGGGTTGAACACCCAAAATGGGCAGGTTGGAAATTATTAGATTTTTATAATTCTATAAATGCAAATATATTTAATGCAAATGAATGTAGAATTATAAAAATACTAGAAGAGAACTTTATTTTGGTAAAGAAATTAGAAGAAAATATAGAACAAAAATAATATAATGTTCTATATTTCTTAATAGAACCCATCTGGTTCCATATTATATCCATTCCAAGTACTTTTTGGCATATATTCTTCATCTATATTTGTACCATCATCAAAACTCCCGATATTCAGATATTCAGTAAATGAACTTTTATCTGTTTCGGTTCCTTCTACTTCTTCAGAATAAAGATTTTTAATTAAATCTTTCATATCATCAAAGTTTTTAGCATTACAAAATGGTGCGAATATTAATGCCAAACTCATAATCATATCATCGTGACAATTTTCATCTGCTTGATATTTATTATTAAGTAAAATAAATGTAAAAAATTCTTTTATGGTTTCTTTATCATTTATTTCTAAATTATTGTTTTCTATAAAGAGCTTCATTGTTTGTAAAATTAATTTTCTACTTTTACTTGATGTTCTAAATCCGGGATATTTTTTTCTACCTTTTGTTAAGTTAGTACTGTTTGAATTATCATTCTTATCATAATGTAAATTATCATAATCATAATCATTTTTCATTTGATCAGCTATACTTTGCCCTGCTCCCTCGTTGTTCTCTATGATTAAATATGGTAAATTATAATATTCGCACCAATCATTTATATATTCAGGCATTAGTAAATAATCTATCTGTAATTGTGCTGAAGCAACTTGTTTAAATTTAAACCCTGTTATATCAATTATTTGCGCCGCAAATGCATCTTGACCATCTTTGGCTGGATCAACTGCACAAATATATTGGTGTCCTTTTTCAGGGTATGCATAAATTTTTAATTTACCATCTCTAATTTCTAATGGTTCTTTTGAAGTAAATTCTTTTAATTTCTCTGAACTAATTAGTGTATGTGAAGAACCAATTGCTTCATTTGCATAATTCTGATTAAAATATAATATACCATTTTTAGCAATAGTCTGTTCTTTAAATTCTTCGGGTGTCATTAAAGCGCCTTTTGAATTAAATCTCGGCACTCTTTGCCAATCTAAATCATAAAGAACAAAACCATTTGTACCTATAGTTAATATTATTTTATAATTTTCATCATCTATAATTTCAATTTCTTTAAACAATCTTTCTTTTAATGATTCATTTATTGTTTTTTGATCTATTTTTGATATATCAACATAAATAATTTTTTCATAATCTGAATTATAATCTTTTAATAAACAATATTTTTTATTCTTTAGTTCAACTAATTTATCTCCTGACGCTTCAATAATTTTATTATTTGAAGCTGATTTAGTAATTTCATACCAATGATTCATACCCTTCATAGTACTAATAATAATATTCTTTTTCCATGCCAATCCAGATTGTGAAGGCATAATAGAATCAATAAACTCCAGCCAACGGTTAGATCTTATAAACGCTGCTTCATCAACGACTAAACAATTATGATGAGTAATATCATTAGAAATATATGAATTACAATCTTGTACTTCAACTGGGTCGTAATAATATTTTTCACCATCATCTAAAATAATATTTGTGATTATTTTGCCTTTAATTTTATGATTAATCTTTAGGTTTTCTGCTTTTCTAAAAATTTTACCGGAGCTAGACTTACCAACTAATATCTGATGATTTTTTGTGCATTTTACTTCTGTAAAATCATTTAACTTTAAAATTATTCCAGTATTTATTGTTCTTCTTACACCTAAAAAATTCTTATAACCATCTTGTGTTTTTATTAAATATCTATTATTAAATTCATTATCTAACTTAGAATATATTTCTTCCAGAGATATTAATTTATAAGATTTATCAATTTTATCGTAAACTTCTACCGGTGAATCTCCGGTTAAACATGAAATTGTAAATCCTCTAAATGCGTCAGAACTTGGAACATCTGTTAGAATTCTCATTTTAGATTCATTTTCTATAGAACCTTTATTCCAAACAGTAGTACCTTGTTGCATCCAAATTGGGATTTCTAATAACATATTTTTAGTTGTATTAAGAAATTCTCTTGCTTGTGCTCCTTTATTTCCTACTATTCCAATATTTAATTCTTTATTAAAACTATACATCCAAGATAGGTAGATACCGGTCGAAACCGACTTTCCTGATTGTCGACCCATCTTACCTGCTATGTTCTCATGTTCATCAGGTAAAATTAATTCAATAAATTCATTTTGATATTCCCTTAAATCAGGAAAGTTTACACCCTTTGGAGTTTTTATTTTTATATAATTATCTTTAAAATAATGAATATCATCTGAACATTTTTGAATCTCATGAATATGTATTGGAAATAAATTTATTTTTGTGTATGCTTTTTTTAATCCTCTATTACCATCAAAAGAAATCCTATTTCCAAATGCATCTAAGTAATAGTTATCTTCATCCTTAGAAATATCCAAAATTTCTAGAGCCAAATGTTTTCCAGGATTACCAAAACTTCTTATTTCCTCAAGAAGTTCGGGTGTTATTTGATCTTTATTATTTTTAAGAAATTCAATAATCTCAGGTTTAAAAATTTCTTTTAATTTCTTTTCTTTATCTGACATAGTTTACCTTTAAATAAATTTTTAAAGACATTTATTATTTTTTGTGTTAATGATATAGATTTTTGTGTGTTTTTATATAAGTACTCAGGTTTTTTAAATATTGGTTCACCAAGTTTTACAATTTTATATTCTGAATTTATGCACATTGATGGAACTACTGAATCTAAAAATTTAGTATAATCTGTATTTGCTTTATTTTCTAAAATATACAATTGTGTTAATCCGAATCCTCTAAATGCTTTTTCATCTATATTATCAAATATTAATTTATTTGATCCTAATTCTATAGATGATTTTAGAAATTTTCCTTTACTTTTAAAGAATTTTGGTAATTCATTATATATTTTTTTAATATTAGCTATTTCTTCAGAACACAAATTTGCATCACCAGCAACACCAATAATTTCATTTATTTCAAAAATTAGAGTATGTAAAATACATACTCTTGTAGCAACTGACTTGTATTCATTCATTTCTAAGTTAATTTCAGAAATTTTATTATTTTGTACAAAAATAATTATTTCGTCTTGTGACTCAATTTTGTCTAAATTAATCAAATAATTATCTTTAAAGTAAATAATATCATTTTTGCAAATTTCTAATTCTTCTTTTAATAATTCTGCATTTACTTTTTTACTAAGTAATTTATTTGCTTCAAGTTTTCCATCAATTCCTTTATTTCTTAGATTAAGTAATTCAGTTTCTGTTAATTTCATTTTCTTCCTTTAAGTTTAATTTTTCTTTTAAATTGTTATATATTTATTTATATCTATTTATTTTGCTTTAATATTTTTGTGATATAATAATTAAGTTAAAAAAAAATATTTTAAAATTATAAGGAATAAAATGAAAAATATAAAACCAAAGTGTTGTTCTCAATGCATAAATAAAGATGGATTTAAAAGAATAAAAACATTAGATGTAAAAACTCATAATTTATTTGTATGGGAATGTAAAACTTGTGGACATTTAATTTTAAAGAAAGGTATATAATGATAATATGGATAGATGCAGATGATACAATTTTAGATTTAAACACTAGAATTATAAATTATTTTAATAATGAATGCTATACAGATATAAAGGATAGATATCCAGATGGTATTAAAAAGGAGCATATAAAAACATTTAATGTAAAACATATTTCAGAAAATATAATGAATTTATTTGAAAGTTCTGATTTATATCATAAAGATGAAAAAATTTTAGTACAAGCAGTTGAAGATGCTTATGAATTTTTTGATATAATTAATAATATATGTGAGAAATATGGTACACAATATAAAATTTTAACTCACTCAATAAGTCCTGGCGCAGCAGAATCAAAAGATTTTGTACTAAGCGAACTTTTTGGTATATCTAAAAAAAATATAATTCACTCGGGCGATAAAGAAAATTATGTTAATTTAAACGATATAATTATTGATGATGCATTACATAATCACAATGCAATTATTAATAAGCACGGTACAGAAAATAGAAAAAATCTAAATTATATGCCCGAGCAACCTTGGAATAATAAATTAAAGCATGTTTTTAGAGAGAATATTTTAGAGATTGCAAACAAAATAAAAGAAAATTTTGATTTGGGAATTTTAAAAAATTAATTAAACTTTAAACGCAAAATGTATATAATTACATATATTAAAAATAAAAAGGATAAAAATGAATTTTAGTACAGAACTAGAAGATTTTAAATTAAAACAGAAATTAAATATACCTGAACATATTTTTCTAAAAATGAAATGGAATTTAAGTAATGAATTAATAGACAAAAGATCATATTTATTCAAAATGCTACAAAATGAAAATATTTTTGTAAATTTTGATAAAATTTATAGCATTTCAGATTTAAAAATGTGTACTTTTTATAAAGATCTTATTATATATAAAGATAAAAATAAGCAATTGTTTGAATTTATATTTGGTTCAATATTTAGGTGATTTTTATGAAATATGTATATACAAATTTAGGTTTACATGAATCAGAAAAAGGTTATAGTACACCCGAAAGAGCAATCTTAGAATATTATAAAGAACAAAAATTTTTGATTAATGATAGAATTAGAAAATCACGAGAAAATATTAGAAAAAACGAAAAAGAATTAAAAAAATTAGAAGAAACATTTAAAAATGTGATCCACATGTTTCCTGAGCATTTAATTTAGCTTTTATATATTTTTATATATAATTTTAAATAATTTTAAAAAGGTAAAAAATGCAAGAACCACAAGAAAATATAAAAACTGAATTTATAAATTATGTAAAAAAGAAAATATATAATATAGAAGATATTGAATATGCTAATAAAGGATTATCTGAAATGGCTATAGCAGCAAAAGGTGATTGGCCTAAAATAAAAGAAATGGTTACATCAATTACACCATTTATAATTGAGAAAAAATGGGATTATATAGATTCTTTATATTTAAAGAATACAATATATAGAATATATAAGCAAAAAAACGTTTATGTATTAGGTTATTTTATAGAAAGAGCCGAAAGCACTGAGTTTATAGTGGAATTAGAAATAAAATTATCTCTTGAAACAGAAATAATGAATGAATTTAATTTTAAAAAGCAACTTATGAATGTTGATGGTGTTAGAGTAAGTGAAACTTCACAAGGGAGGGGATTGGCAACTCAAATGTATAAGTTTTTAGTTAAAAATGAAAATTTTATAATTCTTGGTGATGAGATACAATTCTTTGGTGCTAGAAAACTTTGGAGTAGATTATCTAAAGAAATTGATGTTAGAGTAGATATAATAGATATTGATTCTATTAAAGTTCTTGAGAAAGATGTTATTTTAAAGCACGGGACAGATGATTGGGATTTTGACAAAAGAGTTTGGTCTTATGATTTAGATAAAAGATATATTAGATTAGTTCTAAAAGAAATTAAATAAGCTCAAAAGAGCTTATTTAAAAGAATAATTAAGACATTAAAGTATTATATCTTTTTGTTCTATCTTCTAATCCGTGTGTTCCGCCATTTATTCTTTTAGTACAAGTTAAAATATCTTTAGAATCCGCAAATTTATTCAGATTATTTTTATTCCAAAACCAAACGGCTGTTTTTATTGCTATTGACAAATCACTTCTTATTAATTCTGGGTTTGAAACAATATCAATCCCTGTATCTTTACTAAAATTTGTAAAATTTTCTTTACCTGTTAATTGTATAAAACCAAATCCTCGATATTTCCATCCATCACCCGAATTTTCCGAACCATTCCCCATTCGATTTGCATAAACTCTATTTGCTATTTTTTCGGGTTTTCTTTCATATTCTGATGCAATTTTATCATCTAAAAAATATCTTCCAAATACTCCTCTTAAAGCTTTAGCACTATAATTAAGATTTTCATTAAATCTCGTAAACCCCGCACTTTCATGCCCGCACTGTGCTAAAAACATATTTACTCTTTCCTTAGTATCAATACCAGATGAACTTAATATATTATCAAATAGATTACATAACTCATTAGGGTTTTTACATTCTGGGAAGGCCTGTTTAAACTTATTAATATCAATTTTATACATTTTTAATCCTTTTTAAATTATTTATAATTTTAATGAATTTTTCAAATTTAAAGAATTTTTTGAACTTAAAAAGAAAATTAATATATTCAAATTTTTGAAATTTAAAATATTTTTTGAACTTAAAAAGAAAATTAATATATTCAAATTTTTGAAATTTAAAATATTTTTTGAACTTAAAAAGAAAATTAATATATTCAAATTTTTCAAATTTAAAGAATTTTTTGAACTTAAAAAGAAAATTAATAAAAAATGTATTAAAATCTAATAATTCAAAATAAAGGAATAAAATGAAATTAACAAAAGAAAATAAAGCAAAAAGAAAAGAAAATATAAGAAATTATATCTTATTTAGAAATAAATTAGAAGATGAATTAGATGAAGTAAAAAACACAACAAAAAATAATATAAAAAGTTATAAATTAAAGTTAAAAGATTTAGATATTTCTGTACAAAAAGTAGATAAACATATAACAATGTTTAAAAATGAGATATCTGAAAAAAATATTAAACTTACATCAGAAAAAATTTTTAAATACTTAGTTGAATCTTTTGAATATATTAGTTCAGCAGAAAATTATAAAAAATGTGAAGAGCAAATAAAAGAATATATTTCTGATTACTTAAATTCTATTCTAGAATTAAAATTATATAGATCATATATAAGAAATGAAATGAAAGAATATAGAAATAGAAATAAAGGTCAATTTAATTTCAATTCTGCTGAGCATGCCTTTGTAGAAATGAGAAGAAATTTAAAAAATTATACAGAAGAAGATTATTTAGATGATTTAAAATTATCTAGAGAAGTAGCAGATGAGATTATGCAAGAAATTATTAGCAATCCCGCAAAAATAGTAGAATTAAAAATAGAAAAACCAAAAAAACCAAAAAAATATAAAATGACTGAAATGGAAGTTCTTCAAATGATATTTGGTAATAAAGATATGTTAGAATCAATTAAGAAATTATAATGAATATAACAAATTTAAAAGAACTTTTAAAATACAGTTATATTTCTGAAATACCTGTTCTAATAAATGGTAAGCACGGTATTGGTAAATCTTCAGTAGTTAAGCAATTTGGTCATGAAAATAATCTACATGTTGAAGTATTAAATCTTTCATTAATGGAACCAGCAGATTTATTAGGTATGCCTGATTCAGATAAAGAATTAAATAGAACAATTTGGTTGGAACCCGAATGGTTCCAAGAAATTATTGATAAAGCTTGGCCAATAAATTTTTATTTTGATGATTTAGAATTTACCGATAAAGATTTTGAGAAATATATAATAGAAAATTTAGATGTTTCACAAACAATTAAAAGAAAAGAACTAAATAAATTATATTGTTCTTATTATAAGATATTAAGTAAAGATTTAGAATTAGTGAAGAATCAAAATTTTGTTAGTTGTAAAAAATCTATAAATTCAATTTTATTTTTAGATGAATTAAATAGAGCAAATTCCGATGTTAGACAACCAGCATTACAATTAACTTTAGATAAAAAATTACAATGCCATGAATTACCATATATTAAAGGTAAAAGAACATTTATTGTTGCAGCTATAAATCCCGCTGATTTATATCAAACGGATGAATTGGATATGGCTCTTTTAGATAGATTTTTACTTGTTGATTTAGAAGTAGACGTAAATGATTGGTTAAAATATGGCGCTATTACACAAATAAATGAGTGTATTTTAAGCTATATTGCGGAAAAACCAGAAAACTTACATTATATATCAGAAGATATAACATTAAAAGGTGCTTCTCCAAGGTCTTGGGAAGAATTATCAGAACTTTTAAAAAATACTATAAAAAATCCGATAGTACTAGAAGGGATTATAAAGGGTAAGTTAGGAAGTTATATAGGAACTGAATTTTATGTGTATTATAAAAAGTTTAAAGATTTATTTAAAATTGATGATTTAGTAAAAACAGTTTTCGATAATTCTAAAAAGGATGTTTCAGAAATATCTAATATATTAAAGGAACAAACGAAAAACATAGACACAATAAGAAAACAAGCATTATTAAATCATTTGTTAATATTGGCTTCTACTGAATTGGAATCAAAAAATTATAATATAATTAGTTTAAGTTTAATTTCTTTTTTAAATTCTTTAAATTTTGAAATAAGCATTATGTTCATTAAAAAATTAAAAAATTCTGACTATGATTTATATAATAATTTAGTTCTTTTAGATGAAAAAATAAACGCTAAAAAATTCTTTAATGCATTAGTTCAATATAGTTAATTCTTTATAAATAATTTTAAAAGGAGTAACTATGGGTACTATAAAAAGTGCATTTTATATTATTATAGGTCTTGCTATTATTAGCTCTATATGGTGGGTTTATGATTTATACAAAGAAAATCAGATTCTAACATTAAATAATCAAAAATTGGAATTTAGTATTACTGAACAAGATAAAGTAATTAAACAAAAAGAAAAAGATTTGGTTGATAAAGAAAGAATTCAAAATGAACATAAAATTGTTGTACAAAATTTAGAAAATGAGAAATTTGAATTAGAACAAAAATTTACCAAAGAAAAAACAGTGACTGTTATTATAGATAATAAAGAAACAAAAATAAAAAAACAAAGAGATATTGGTAAATTGGCTGTCGTAAAACCAAAAATGGTTCAAACAGTCATCAATAAAGGAACTATTAAAGAATTTAGATGCTTAGAAGCTATTACAAATCCAGAATTTAAAAATTTTGATAATTTACAAGGAGTTCAAGAATGCAAATAAAGCAAATAATTAAAAATATTATTTTAGCAAGTTCATTATTATTTATTACAGGTTGTTCAACAAAAACAATAGATATTAAAACAACTGAATCGCAAAGAACAAAATTAAATTTAAGTGAACCAAATGCAGTAAATTTAAAAGATGTTAATTTTTTAATAATAACACAACAAAACACAAATGAAGTTTTTAAACAGTTAGAAACATCAAATAAAGATAAAGTTCTAATTGGGTTAACAGATGAAGATTATATTAAAATGTCTGAAAATCTCCTTGAATTAAAGAGATATATTTTAGAACAAAGAAAAATTATAAATTCTTATAAAGAATATTATGAATCTAATTAATTTAGGTTTAATACTATTTAGTATATAATTAAATAAAGAAGGAAATAATGCTAAAGTTCAGAGAATGGTTAAAAGAAAAGGAATTAAATGAAATGTCACCAGTAAAAATGATGGGAAATGCACCATTTGAAAGTTTAGGAAATTTATCGAAAAGTAAAAACTCATTAGAAGAAGACTATATTAAAATTGCGGAATTAAATGAATATGATGTTGTTTATAAGCACAAGAAATTAGAATTAATAATTGTTGTTAGAGAATTTTTTGAAGAATTACGACAAGAGATTAGATATGCTATTATAGCAGAAATGAGTTTTAAAATAGATAAAATAAAATCAACAAATAAATTAATAAACAATAAAGAAGCAGTAATTTTAAAGACTATAAATGTTAGAGAAGCAAATAGAAGACAAAATATAGCATCTAAACTATATTTACTACTTTCTGAGTATTATATTGTTATTTCAGACAGTGTTCAATATGAAGGAGCAGTAAAACTTTGGAAATCATTTATAAGAATTCCAAATATAGTTCTTTATATTTGGGATGAGCAAGAAGATAAAATTATTTCAAAAATGACTTCTAAAACCCATGATAATGCAATTTGGAGTAATGGTGATTTAAAAGATTATTCTAAAATGAAAGTAAGATTAATTTTAATAAATGCAGATAGTAAAAATAATTCAAATAAAGATAATTAATACTATTTAGTATATAATAAAACAAAAAGGAGATTAATGTATCACACACCATATATTACAAAACAAATAGGAAGATCAACAAAATTAATTGATATTCCAACAGAAATGCTTTCACAAAGAATTATTTACTTAGGAACAGAAATAAATGATTATGTTGCAAATAGTATTATTCAACAAATGATGTGGTTAGCAACAGTTAGTGAAGATGATATTGATTTATATATCCAAAGTCCAGGCGGTTCTGTATATGCTGGCTATAGCATAAAAGATTGTATGGATATTCTTGCTAAAAAAGGCATAAAAGTTAATACAATTGGAACTGGTTTGGTTGCAAGTATGGGTGCTTATCTATTATCGGCCGGTACAGGTAAAAGAAAAGCAACAAAAAATTGTAGAATAATGCTTCACTCAGTATCTAGTGGTACAAGAGGAACAATCCATGATATGACTGTTGATTTTGAAGAATCTAAATTTTTAAATGATTCTTTGATGGTTGATATTTCTAACTTCACAAAAAGTAAAAGTACAGTTGAAGATATTAGAAAAAAATGTGAAAGAGATTGTTATATGTCTGCAGAAGAAGCAATTAAAATAGGATTAATAGATGAAAAAATTTAGCGAAATAATTATTGAAAACATTATTAAATTTCAAAGAGAAAATAACTCTTCAATAGTAGAAAATACATTTAGAGTTGGGACAGAATATTGGTGTAAATACTGGGAGGGTCTAAAGGAAAATAAACAAAAATATTTATCAGAATTAAATGAGTTCGAAAAAGAAATCTTGGAAACAGATATTGGTCTTAAAGCAATATATGAAAATGAAGAAGTTCTTTTAGATTATCCTTATATAAATGAGAAATATGAAGATGTTGAATTAAATTCACCAAAACGAGGTGGTGATAAGAAATTTTATGTTTATGTTAAAAATGATAAAGGTAATATTGTTAAAGTTCAATTTGGTGATACTACTGGTCTAAAAGTGAAAATAAATGATAAAGAAGCAGCTAAAAGTTTTGCAGCTAGGCACCAATGCGAACTAAAAACAGATAAAACAACACCTGGCTATTGGGCTTGTAGAGTACCTAGATACGCAAAACAATTAGGATTAGAAGGCGGCGGGAATTACTGGTGGTAATATGAAATATTGTCTTACTAAAAATAAAGAAAATCCATATACGTATAAAGGACATTTAAGAATATTTTCTAAAGAATTAAATTCAAATGAACTTAAATGGCATAGAGACCGAGGTGATAGATTTATTAAAGTTATCTCTGGGGAAAATTGGTATTTGCAGTTTGATAATTGTGTACCAATTTTGCTTTTAAAGAATAAAATTTATAAAATACCTTCATCAGCTTATCATAGATTAATAAATAATTCCAATACAGATTTAAGAATTAAAATATTAACAAAAATATAAATAATATAAAAAGGAAATAAATATGGGTCAATTTAGAGAATATTTAAACAATTTAGGTTTAGATAAAGAATTATCCGAAGCATTTAAAAATACAGCTATTCCTACAAAAATTCTTGGATTCAAAGAAGATTATATAATTAATCAAGTTCTAAAAGATACAATTGATATTTTTGATAAGGATGGTGAATTTGTTACACTAAAACCAAAAGATTCTTTATTTAAAGAACTTGAGAAAATTATTCAAAATTCAGAAATTACAAAATACTATGATTATAAAAAAGAATTTGATCACAATAAGTACTATATTAAAAATGATTGGGATTCAGATTATGTTGTTACAAAAATTGTTGGTGATTTGCCAATAAATAAAATCAAAAAACTATTTAACTAGGAGAAAAATTATGATTAAATTCAAAGATTGGATGGCTGAAAAAGAAGCAGCTAAAAATATTAACGAAAAAATCACAACTGGATCAGATACCGGTAACATTAATATGTTATTAACAGAAACGTTACATTTTGCAAATCAAATTCACGTTTGGCATTGGTTAGCTAAAAGCGGGCAAAAACACACCGCATTAGGAGCTTTTTACGCAGTATTAAGAGAATCTATAGATGGTATTGCAGAAACTTTAATCGCTCAAGGTATTACACCTGTTTCTAGAGGTTCTAAGACATTAGATGTTATGTATTCAGATGACGTAATAACATATCAAACAAATGAATATAGACAATTTATTACAAATTTAATTGATGAAATTTCAGTTGATAAAACAGATATTTCAAATCTTAGAGATGCCTTAGTTGATATTCAAGAAGAAATTGATAAATTTATTTATCAATTTGATTTAGAATAATCTAAATTTAAGAAATTAATCTTTTGTTGTATATAATTTTAAAAATACAATGAAAGGTTAAAATGCAACAAGCAAATCAAACACAAAAAATATTAAATATACAACTTTTTGCCGGTCCTTGTACTGGCAAATCTACAATATCATCTGGGTTATTTTACAATATGAAAATTCAGGGGTACAGTGTTGAGTTTATTGCAGAATATGCAAAAGGTTTAACATACTCACAAGACTACACAAAACTTAAAGATCAATTAATGGTTTTTGCAAATCAATATCACAAATTTTTCAGAACTAAAGATTCAAATATAGATTATTTAATACATGAAAGTCCTGCCCTAATGACTTTAGCATATTTTACGGAAGATGAAATAATTAAAGAAGAATTTTTTAGCCCTTTAGTTGTTAATATGTATAATAATATGAATAATCTAAATATATTTTTAGAAAGAAATTTAGATAATGGGTACCAGCAATTTGGTAGAAATCAAACATTGGAAGAAGCAATTGAAATAGATAATAAAATTTTAAAAATTCTAGATTATAATAATATTCAGTATATTAAAATAAAATCCGATAATAATGCTGTTGGAAAAATATTAGAAATTATAGAATCAATCAAAAATAAAGCTATAGATTTACACAATAATAATTTGGAATTTATTCATATTGGCAATTTAACAAATAAAATAACAAACACAGAATTTATAAATTATTGTAAAGAATTGGCAGTAAAATATAAATTAAATGGTAGAACATTTAAAGATGTTTTAGAACACACAATTTATGGTGAAGCAATTGAAGATGCTGTTTGTAAAAAATTTGGATTAACAAAAATACCATTTGAAATTTCTGAATATGACGCAGAAAAAGACGGAAAGAAATATGAAATAAAACACACTATAAGTGAATCTGATTGGTGGGTTTTTAATCCAGATGGATATCAATTCTTTTTTCAAAATGCTAAAAATTTAGATTATATAGTTCTTATATATCTAAACAAACAAACAAATGATATTTATTTGAAATATGTTGCAAATGCAAAAACATTTAAAGATTATTGCAGAAAAAGTTCATATAATGAAAAATATATTTATGATGTTAGAAGTGCAGAAATAAATAATGAAGTAAAAAGCTACAAGATACAAAATTAATAGCTTTTAGAATATAATAAAGAAACTTAAAAATAAAGGATAAAAATGCAAAACAAAATAAAAGAATTTGAAGCGGTTAGACAATGGGGTGCTATTAGAGGGATTGATGGAGCTTCGGCTGATATTCAATATCAGAGGTTCTTACAGGAAGGAATCGAAATACATAAAGCAATGGTTGAAAATGATGAAGAAGAATTCATTGATGCTATTGGGGATACAATAGTAACATTAATTAATCTTGCAAAAACTAAAGGCTATAACGCTGAGGATTGTTTAGCAAAAGCATTTGAAGTTATTGAATTAAGAAAAGGATTAAATGTAAATGGATCATTTAATAGATACGCAAAATTATCTGATGAAGATAAAAAGATTTGTGATGAAAAACAAGGTAATCCAGGAAATCAATATTTTGAAAGAAATATGCTAAATAAATTAGAACCAAAAGATTTTTTAAAATAACTTTTATATAGCTTTAAAACAATTTTTGATATAATTATAATTATAATTATAAAATAAAAGGATTAAATATGAAAAATGTATCAGAAATTGTTAACTACTTTGATGAAATATATCATATTAAATTAATTAAGAATATTATTTTAATTGATGGTATTAAAAATGGTATTATTCAAAATGAAAGAATAGAATATAAATTTGAAAAAGTAGCAAAAGAAGTTTATAAAAGAATTTCTTGGGTTATGAAATAACTACAAAGGAACAAATATGAATTGGAATGAAGAAGAACACAAATTATCAACAGAAGAAGTAGATAGATTTTTGCATGGGCCCATCGATGAATTAATAGATAATTTTCAAGAGTCACAATGGTTAAAATATGATGAATCTTGTATGCATGTTAAATATTCATTGTTTATTAAATTGATTTATGATTTAATACTTCATGAGGGTTGGACAACAGAAATGATTAAATCTGATTTTGAAATTCATTTAGAAAATGTCAAAAGTATACTAAATAAAAATAATAAAGAAAAATCTGAACCAATTTCAGATGAAGAATATATTCAAAAACTTGAAAATATAATTAAAGAAAACTCTTAAATCTCAAATAAATCTAGGAATTCACCTAGATTCTCCCAAAAAATTAACATCTCTTATATTATAATAATCATATCAAAATTAAAAGGATAATAATGAAAATAATAAACAACAAAAGCAGTATTTTCTACGAAAAATATAAACCTCAATGCATTGAAGATTTAATATTGCCGTCAGAATTAAAAAGTAAACTGCAAACATCAGTAAATACTCAAAAATTCCCTCACATGTTACTAGCGTCTTCGGTTGGTGGCACAGGAAAATCGGTGACCGCAAATGCAATACTTAAAGAAATAGGTGGAGAAGCACTTTGGATAAATGCATCTTTAGAAAATGGTATTGATACATTAAGAGGAAAAATTCAAAAATTTGTAAGCACAAGTTCGTTCGATGATAATATTAAAATTGTTGTAATGGATGAAGCAGATCATATGAGTGCGAACGCCTTAGCAGCCTTCAGAGGGTTCTTAGACGAATTTGGTGATAATTGCGTATTTATTTTTACTTGTAACTTCAAAGAAAAAATTATAGAACCTTTATTAACAAGATTACAAATTTTTGATTTTAATAATTTCAGTAAAGAAGAAATGATTAAACCAATTTTTGAAAGACTTAAATTCATTCTTGAAAATGAAAATATTAAATATGAACCAAAAGATTTAGTTCCTGTAATCAATACATATTATCCAAGTATTAGAAATATGATTGGGGCGCTACAAAAATTATCTCATAATGGTGAATTTAAACTTGCAGATTTAGATGATACAAATATTTATGATAAAGTTATGCAATTTGTAACTGTTCCGACATATCTTGATATGATTACCGAAGTTAATAAACTAAATGCACCAGAAAATATGTATACTTTTTTATATAAAAATGCGTCTAAATATTTTTCACAATCTGCATATCCAAAGGTGATTGTAACTATTGCTAAATATCAACATATGTCTAGTACAGTTAGAGATAGAAACCTCAATCTGGCAGCCTGTTTAACAGAATTGGTGGGGTTAAGACAATGATTTCAAAAGAATTGTTAGATACTGTTCTAAGAACAAATGTTCAACAAGATGATTATTATCTTAAAAATAATTTTTTAAGTTATTCTTATTGTAGAAGTGACAATGAATGGATATCTAAAGAAATTAACATTTATGAATTAGCCCATAAATGTAAAGAATGGGCAAAATATAAAGGATATTATATTCATAGTTCAGTAGGTGATGCTTCGTGGGGTCATTTTGAATTTACACCTACCGCTAAAATACAATCCTCTCGTGATGGATTTTTAAATATTGATTCTTTTATGGGTGAGACTGAACCTGAAGCAATATTTAAAGCTTGTGAATGGATATTAAAACAAAAGGAGAACAATGAATAAAAATGAAATAAAAGAAAAATTTAAAGAGTTCGTAAAAAGAAAACTTCAAATTACTGAAAAAACAGAAGACAAAGGAATTTATCTTGCTGCCAAATTTACACAAAGTAATGAAGATGATTTATTTATCTTCATAAAAGATAATAACATACCAAGCACATTAACTAGAGATGACTTTCATAGCACAATTATTTATAGCAGAAAATATGCTGATTTACCAATAAATGATACAGAAGATTTAGGTTATGCAGAACCAGAAAAATTTCACATTTTTGAAACACAAGAAGGAAAAAGGGCTTTGGTTATCTTATTAAAATCAGATTATCTTTTAAATAGACATAATGAGTTAATGAAAAAATATGATTTAACTTATGATTTTGAAGAATATTTACCACACGCGACATTATCATATGACATTGGAGATTTTGATATTTCGGTTCTAAATATTAAAGATTTGCCAAAACATTTTACTATAAATACAGAATACAAAGAGGATTTAGATTTAGATAAATCATATTCAGATGTATCTGATAAAGAAAAAACAAATTAAGGGGTATAAATGAAAACATTAGGAAATACATGCGCAAATGGCGCAACAAAAAACGTTAAAGACATTGTATTCTGGGGAGATGGAGATACTTTTAAACTCATATCAAAAGCATCTTCTGATTCAGAAGGTTGGATGAAATCAACTAAAGCAATGCAATGTGGTAATGATGTTGTTATTCAAGTTACTACACAGCAAAGAAATCCTGATGGTTCATATTCTGTTGCAGAAGCATTAACTACAATTTCAAATAAAATAATTGTAGAAGAAAAAGAAAATGATATTGTAGTTTCAAGAAGAATTGTAGAAAGATAGTAACATGTTTCACCATTTAACAAATGAACAGTTGGATTCAATGAATCTAACAACGGAACAAAGATATAATTATGAAAATAAACTATCTGAAGAAATTGTAAATTTGACAATCGCAAAAAATAAATTCTATAAAAATAAAAAGCAAATAGTACCAAATTCTAGATGTAGTTGTGGTAGGTTAGCTGGTTTTGGTATAGATGTAGACGGTTGTCTATTTTTACAATATTGTTGTGATGGAAATGTTCCAACTTGGAATCATTAAAAAATTAAAATAAAGGATAAAAATGAATATTAATGGGCAGCTTGCTTTAGAGAATTATTTTTCTATAGAAGAAATAATTGAATTACAAAATAATAAGGAACACGGGTTTAACTATATAAGAATAGAAAATTATATGAAAACAAATAATTTTCATTTTATGATTGATGAAATTTTAACTAAATATAAACTAGATGTTTTTGATTATAGTAAAAGTGCTTATAACACAGAGAAAAAATACTTTTCAGATTCTGTTATTATAACAACCGCAGGAAATTCTAGAGATTCAGCATTTAATTTATATTGTAAATCGGAATATGATTTAAATGAAATTTTTAGTATTTATTTAAAACATTCAAAGGATGAAGGTGAATCAGAAGTTAAAGGATTTTTCGAAAGTATTTTCTTAAAAGGAAATGGTTTAGATAAAACAACAAAAATTCTAAAATCATCTGATTTAAAAGATATTTCAGAATTATATTACCCATTTTTAGACACTAAAGCACTTTTTGATCAATTTTGCACGGGAAATGAAAATATTTTAGTACTTCTTGGTGCACCGGGATTAGGAAAAACAAAATTAACAAATTGTTTATTTAAGTACTTAATGTCTAATCCAGAAATGATTCCTTATGATAAATTAGAAGCTATTCCAGAACTAGAAGAACAATTCTTTAATATTTGTTATGTTAAAAGTAATGATATTTTAACTATGGATGAATTTTGGAGAAATTTACAAAAAGATTTACCTGATTTTGTTGTTCTAGATGATTTGGATTATATGCTTACAAAGAGAGATTCAGAAGTTCTAACATCAGAAGATGCAAAGAAAAATGCATTTTTAAATCAATTGTTATCATTTACAGATGGTGTTTCAAAAAATAAAACAAAGTTTATTATAACAACAAATCAACATTTTGATGACGTTGATGCAGCAATTCTTAGAAAAGGTAGATTATTTGATATTCTTGAATTTAGAGAATTAAATAATTCTGAAGCTTTAAATATTTGGCTAAATGAAGAATTACCTGAAGCAGAATTTCATAAATTATTCTCTGATAAAGTTTCACAAGCTGATTTAGGTTCTGAAATTGCTAAAAGAAAAAATAAAAGAATCGAAAATACAACTTCTTCATATTTAAAAGAACCGGGTATTTCAAAAATTCAAAGAAAACCAAAAAGGATGAAATTATGAAAGATAACACTTTTTGGATTTTATTTTGGTTATTAGTAGCATCTTTCATTCTTGTAGATAATTATATTGATTATTTGCAAGAAAAAGAAATGAATGAATTTAAAATAAAATCAGCTGAAATAGAAAATTCAAAAATTAATGAATTATATAAAATGATTGAAGAATTAAAACAAACTAATTAATAGAAATTTTGTTATAATCTATCTATAAATACTTATATAATTTAAAGGAGAAAAATGAAAGAAGCAATTAGAAAAATTTCTGTTAAATTCTTTACTGAAGAAGCTATTAATGAATTCTCAAAAAAATTAATAACTACCAATCAAGAACTAACAAAAAACGTAAAAGAACTACACATAACATATAAAACAGAAGAAAAATCTATAAATGAACTTAATTACAAGTTAATATATAGAAAACCTGTTTTTCAAAAACCAAAAGATAAAAAAGAATGGGAATATCATTGGAATGATTTAACTCCTTTTTATATAACTCCATCAAAAGCATTAGCAACTATTGAAATGTATTTCCCGGACTGTTTTACAAATTCAATTTTAGCTGAACTTTTTAACCAATCGATAACAAATGCAACAAAATCAATAAGTTATCCGAAGGCAGAAGTTCTAGAAGTAAATAAAAAGAGATGGCTAGGCGAAAGGGGTAATCCAAAATATCCTATTTATATTATTTCTAAAGGCCGTTCAGAAACTTGTATCACGGCTGATCATCTTATAAAAATGGAAATACCATTCCACATTGTTATTGAAGAACAAGAGCACGAAGATTATGCTAGATTTTATGGAGATAATGAACTTGTAACATTATTACATTTAGATTTAAAATTCAGAAAAGAATATGATACATATATTGAAGATTTTGATGAAACAAAATCAAAAGGTTCGGGTCCTTCAAGAAACTTTGTTTGGAATCATGCTAAAGAATCAGGCGCAAAATGGCATTGGATTATGGATGATAATATTATGGGATTCTATTACTACAATGATAATCAAAGAATAAAAGCAGTTGATGGGACATTATTTGCAACAGCGGAAGATTTTGTTGACAGATACGAAAATATTGGTATTGCTGGTTTAAATTATTTTATGTTTGCAGTTCCTGGTGCAAAAGATAGACCTTATGTAGCAAACACAAAAATTTATTCTTGTTTACTTATTAGAAATGATACAACTGTTAGATGGGCAGGTAGATATAATGAAGATGTTGATGTTTGTATAAGAGCATTAAAAGAAGGATATAGTACAATTCAGTTTGATGCTTTTTTATCGGATAAAATGCAAACACAATCAATGGGTGGTGGAAATACCGATGCTTTCTACGCAGAAGAAGGAACATTACCAAAATCAAATATGTTAATGCATAATCACCCTGATATTACAGAAGTTATGTGGAGATTTCAAAGATGGCACCACTTAACAAATTATGATATTTTTGATTATTACAAAGATAGAAATCTTAAAGAAACAATTCAAGATATGATGAAACCACAAATTTTAGATAGAATATTAGATGCTGATATTATTAATGAAATTTCAAAAATTGATTTTAGTAAATTAAAAAAATGGGATATTTTAAAAGATATACCAAATTCAAAAAGAGAAAAAATATTTGAATGCTTAAAATTCTATAGATATAAAAAGAACACAGAAGAAATTATTGATATTATTACAAGACCCCAATTAATAAGTTGTGATTTAGATTCATATCTTTTAGATAATGATATTCCTGACACTTTAGATAATAAAATAATGCTAGATATTTTTAATCTAGGTGAACACAAAGAAGACAAATTATTTTACTGGAGAGATTTTAATGAATATTTTTCATATGTTCCAGAAGAAAGAAGAAAATTAATTATAGCAGAATTAATTAGAAATAAATATCTTCAAAAACCTTATGAAAAATATACATATAATATTAAAGAAGTTATTCTTTCACAAGAAGATCATTTACAATTTAGAGATTCAAAACCGGTTATTCAAAATATTTTAAATATTGATGGTATTTCAGATAGACCTGAAATAGCTACAAGAATATGTTTAAGAAAAAGAGGCGAATTAAAGGTTCAGAATAAAAAGAAATTTAAAGTTAATTTAACTGCTAGAGGTTCAGTTCTTAAAAAAGAACACGAAGGTAAAACATTGATGCTGATTGGTGATGAAAATTTTGATAGTACAGAAATTTTCGAAAGTACAACAGAACAATTCATCAAAGATTATAATATTGATGAAATTATTAACTCTGTTAATTACAAGGTTGATTTAATGAGTGCAAATTTTGCTCTTGATAAAAAACTTAAAAATAGAGAATTTGTTCCAGATTTAATACTTCACACAAAAGGTGCTTATGCAGAAATGTATAAAAATATGGTTCAATATACAGATTATTGTATTATATTCTCATCTGATAAATTAACAAAAGATTTAGAATTTTTGGTAGAACAATTAAAAATTAACAATAAAGAGTATATAATCAAATACAAAAACATAGTTGCAGATGAATGGTAGAATTTTAAAATTCTACCATTTTAAGACTATAAATACTTAAAAACTTAAAGGAGATTTATGAAAATTACAGTAGTAGGAAGTGGTTACGTAGGAACAAGTATAGCAGTTTTACTTGCACAAAAAAATAAAGTGAGATTATTAGATGTTATTCCAGAAAAAATTGAAATGATTAATAATAAAATATCACCAATAGAAGATAAAGATATTTCTGAATATCTACAAAAAGATTTAAACTTAATTGGAACATTAGATAAAGAATATGCATATAAAAATTCTGATTTTGTTGTTATTGCGGTACCAACTGATTATAACCCAGAAACAAATTATTTTAATACTTCACTTATTGAATCAGTTATTAAAGATGTTTTAGAATATGCACCCAAAACTGTTAATATGGTTATTAAAAGTACAATTCCCGTTGGATATGTTGAAAAAGTTAGAAAAGAATTTGGTATAACAAATATTATGTTCAGTCCAGAATTTTTAAGAGAAGGAACTGCACTTAAAGATAATCTTTACCCAAGTAGAATTATTGTTGGTGAAAAACATACTAAAGCAATTGAATTTGCTAATTTATTGTTAGAATGTTCTTTAAAGAAAGATGTTAAAGTTATATATACTAATCCAACCGAAGCAGAAGCAGTAAAATTATTTGCTAATAATTATTTAGCAATGAGAGTTTCATTTTTTAATGAATTAGATTCTTATGCAGAAGTTAATGGTTTAAATACAAAGGATATTATTGATGGTGTTAGTTTGGATCCAAGAATTGGAACACATTATAATAATCCAAGTTTTGGGTATGCAGGCTACTGTTTTACAAAAGACGTTCAACAATTAAAGGCTGATATGTATAATACACCTAGTAATCTAATTACATCTATTCACGATTCAAATGAAAAAAGAATTAAATTTATTGCTGATAACATTATTGCTAAAAATCCAAAAACTGTTGGTATTTACAGATTAACAATGAAAGCAAACTCAGATAACTTTAGAAATTCAGCGGTTCAAAGAATATTAACATATTTACAAGAAAAAAATATAAATGTTATTATTTATGAACCAACTTTAAAAACAAATAAATTTAATGATATTGATGTTTTAAATACAGATGAATTTTTTGAAACTTCAGATATTATTATCGCTAATAGATTTGAACACAAATTAAGTGATTATGAAGATAAAGTTTATACGAGGGACATATTCAATACTGATTCTTAGTATTGAATATTTTTAAAATATGTCAAGAAAACAAAAAGATTACAAGTATCATTATACATATAGGATAACAAATATAATAGAGAAAAAATACTACTATGGTGTTCATTCATGTAATTGTTTACCCAAAGAAGATATAGGAGTTAAATATTTTAGTTCAAGTAAAAATAAAGCATTTAAAGATGATATTAAAGAAAATCCCCAGAATTATAAGTACAAGGTTGTTAAAATATTTTCTACTAGAAAAGAAGCTTTAGAGCATGAAATATTTTTACACAATAAATTTAATGTTGGTGTTAATAAAAAATTCTATAATGATTCGAAACAGGGTTCTACAAACCGTGATACATCAGGTTTATTCCCTGCTAGGGATGTAGATGGTAATATATTTATGATCTCTAGAGATGACGAAAGATTTATATCCGGAGAATTAGTGTCAATAAATAAAGGGCGAAAATTGAATTTTTCTATAGAACATAGAGCAAATCTATCAAAAGCTCTAACAGGCAAACCAAAATCACCTGAACACCGTTTAGCAACTAGTCTCGCGACTAACACCCGAGGCAAAAATCACCCAAGATTTAAAGGTTATTATGTAACACCTATGGGTACATTTGATTCACCTGCTGCTTGTATACCAATTATATCTTTAACACAAATGAAAATATATTGTAATGATTGTGATACTAAAATAACAGCTAAAGCTTATAATAAATCTAGGTTTTTGCAATTATTTTATGCATATGAAGAAGTTAAAGATAGAACATATAAAGATTTAGGATTTTGGAGAGATTATATCTAAAAATTAACATCTTGTATTATATAATTCTATAAATAATCTAAAAGGATAATAAATGAAAAACAAAAAAATATTAGTTACAGGTGCAGCTGGTTTTATTGGTAGCAATCTGTGCGAAAGACTTGTAGCAGATAATGAAGTTGTTGGAATTGACAATTATTTCACTGGTTCAAAAGATAATCATATTGTTGGAGTTAAATATATTGAATCAGATGTAAAATATATTGATAAATGCTTAGAAGAAATTAAATTTAAACCGGATGTTATATATCATTTAGGGGAATATTCAAGAGTTGAACAATCTTATGAAGATGTTGGAACTGTTTTAGATTTTAATATGGATGGTATAAAAGCAGTTTTAGAATATGTTAGAAAAAATGGATGTAAATTAATTTATGCAGGGAGTTCTACAAAATTTTCTGACATTGGGAAAGATGGGTCACCTTATGCTTGGACAAAAGCAACAAATACTGAACTTGTTCAAAATTATGGTAAATGGTATAACATAGATTACGCAATTACATATTTTTATAATGTTTATGGTCCGAGAGAAATTAAAGACGGAAAATATAGTACATTAATTGCTAAATTTTCTGAATTGTATAAAGAAAATAAAGAATTAACTATTGTTTTACCGGGTAAACAAAAAAGAAATTTTACTCATATTGATGATACTGTTGATGCTTTAGTTCTAATTGGTGAATTTGGAAAAGGTGATGAATATGGTATTGGTTCAGATGAAGCATTTAGCATTTTAGATGTTGCTAATATGTTTTATTCAGATAAAACAAAAATCGAATTTTTACCCGAAAGACCAGGCAATAGAATGACTGCTTCGGTTGTAACAGATAAAACCAGAGCATTGGGTTGGGAACCTATAAGAAATCTAAGAGATTATATATCTAATATAAAGGAAAAATATGCAACAAATGCAAAATAATGAAAATAGAACAAATGTTGTTCTATTTTGGAGCTCAAAATACAATGGTGAAACACCCGAAGAATACAGAAATACGGAATTGGAACTTTCTGTATTTACTGAACTAACTTTAGAATCACATAAAAAATATAATAATACAGAATTATATACTTATCAAAAAATTAAAAATATTCCAGAACATATTACTATAAAAGACGCAAATGAAATATTCCCCTTTGAATTAGCATTTGATGCATTAAAAAGAAATCATAGTATAGCTCATATTTCAGATGTTGTTAGATTAAAAAGAGCGTTGGAAATAAATGCTGTTGTTCTTGATTTGGATGCAGTCCAAATCAACCCATTTCCTGATATTCCTTGCTTTACTTGCACAATGCCTGCTAAAACTTCAGGTGGCGTAGCTATAAAATGGGGTAAATCACACCCACCTTTTATAATTCATGATGGTTCTTGGGATGGTAAAGCATTATCTGCATTCCCAATTAAAGTACATAAATGCATTGAGACAGAAATAAATGCTTTAATTAATAGAATTATTAAATGTTTATCAGAAGAACCAATGAAAGATACAAAAGGTTGGAATTATATTATGTGGGAATTAAAAAATATTGCTAATAATAACCCAGCGGTCAAAGTTTTTGAACCAATTAAATGTTGTCCAGTTCCCGCTTGGAAATCGGCCGGTAATTGTTATACACTTGAATCCCCAACAAAATTTGACGGTAAATCAGAATTATTTGGTTATAAATTACCCTCAATTGATGAAATCTTTGAAAAATCATATGTTATTCAACATTTTTTTGAAAGTTCATTTAAGAATTCAGAAAAATCAAAAGAAGATTTTTTCTATAATGTAAAACCAGGTTCAGTTCTATATAAAGAGATGGAACATATATTTGGAAAGGATAATAAATATTTTAATAAATTAATTTCTACTGATGAGTGGTAGAAATTAATACATTTTTAAATATAATTTTTAAAGAAAATAAAGGATATAAATGAAATTTGAAACAGCTTGGAAAGAAGAATTTAAGTATTATGAAAGGGTTTTTGATGAAAAATTGGGAAAATCAATTAAAAGAGAAATAAAACCGCTTTTTGAATGGTATGAACCAAATTCTTTAGGTTTATATACATCTGTTATTGATGACACAATTAAATTAACTAAAAAAGAATCATATTCTTCAAAAGAAGGAAGAGATAAACACGGGTTTTTGGATCCTTTATATAAAAGCATAAGAGATAATTATTGGAATAAAGATTTATATTGCACTGATGCAAATATTTGGTATTTAGATATTGAAACAAGGTCAAGTGTATCATATAAAAATCCAGGTTCAGATAAAAAAATAAAAATTAAAAATAAAGAAACAAATACGGAATATGAAGAAAGTGCTAATAAACTAAGATCTGCATTTAAAAATGGGAAGGAAGAAAATTTTCTTTATTTTAATTCATTAGAAAATAAATGGGAAGAATTAAAGGGTTCATACTATTTTCAAAGAAATATAGGATTTCCAGTACCGGAAAAATCATTAGAAGAAATTGTTCTTATGCAATTCTATGATAAGAATTCAAAAACAATGTATGTTATTGGTGATAGAGATTGGAAACATAAAGATGATTATGATTTTCAATATAATCTAAAATTTATAAATGCAGGTTCTGAATTAGAAATAATTGAAACTTATTTAAAGTTATTTAAGACATTGAACCCACTTATTATTTATGCTTGGAATGGGATGGGATTTGACTACCCTTATATTCACAATAGATTAAAAAAATTAGGAATCGACCCAAATAGATTATCAAACTATGGCAATGTTTCATATTCTGAAAGGGAATTTCAAGGAAAAATTGAATTTAGATTTAGAGCAGACGGGCACCATTATATAGATTTAATGGAAGTTTACAAAAACTTTGTTTTTAAACCGAGAGCAAGTTATATTTTAAATGCTATCGCTGAAGTTGAAGTTAATGATAAAAAGGTAAACCATACAGAGTACAAGCGATTTGACGACTTTTATCTAGGAAATTATGAAATACCATTAAATCCAACAGAAGAACAAAAGAATTCTAAAATTTATAATGAAGCGATTGCCGGTAATTGGGCAGAAGTTAGAGAATTAGCATATTCCGATTTTTGTTATTATGGTGCTAAAGATACATATTTATTGGTTCTTATAGATAATAAATTAAAATTCACACAATTACAATTTATGATTGCAGAAAAAATGGGTGTTTTATTATCTGATGCTACAGCAACAGTTAAACCTTGGTCTCAATATATTGCCAATATGTCTTATTTAGAAAATAAAGTTCTTCCTCCTAGAACTGAACATGGATCACCACATGTTGTTGGTGGTTATGTTAAAGACCCACAAAAAGGTAAACATAAATGGGTAATGTCAGCAGACGTTAATAGTATGTATCCTTTACTATCAATGGTTGGGTTTAATATGAGCCCAGAAACATATGTTCCAATGCATAAAGTTCCTTCAGATTTAAAAGAAATTTTATTAACTTATTTTAATGACCAAGATGAAGGAAAAAGATTAGAACTAGATAAAAATATTTGGGCTAAAACAACTGAATTACTTCAAAAATATAATTATTCGTTAGGAATAAATGGCGCAGTTTTTACAAAAGATAAACTTGGTATGATTCCAAAAATGATTATGGATATTTATACAGCAAGAAAGGTTGCTAAAAAGGAACAATTCAAATATGAACAACAAAAAGTTCTTATAAAAGAAATAATATCAAAATATAATTGTTCAAATCAAATAAATATTACTCATTCAGATGTTTTAGAATATACAAAAGAAGAATTAGAAAATTTATCATTGGACACATTAAAAGATTTAGCATTAGAAGCTGAATCAAAAGAAAATGAATATAATACAAGACAACTGGTTTTGAAAGTTCAGATCAACGGACTTTATGGGGCACTTGCGAATACACACTTTCCCTTATTTAATGAGCAAATGGCCGCAGCAATTACTGGAAATGGAAGATATTTTATTCAGAAAAAATCAAATTATATCGAAAGTAAATTACAGGGTATGATTCCATCACAAAAACCTTATATAATATATAACGATACAGACGCCGCTTATTATCACATAGAACCTTTTATGAATAAATATCAAGAGCAAAATTCAAACTTAACTATTGAAGAATATACTACTTGGGCAAATTCATTTGAAGAAAAGGTAATTCAACCAACCATTCAACATTCTGTTGATGATTTTGCGCACGAATTAAATGCTTATAATAAAGATGTTATTAAATCAGAAAGGGAGGTTATTTCAGATTCTGCATTATGGGTAGCAAAGAAAAAATATTTAGCAAGAGTAAGAGATTCAGAAGGTACTAGATATCCAGATGATAATCCATATATGAAAGCAATGGGACTTGAAATTGCGAAATCATCGACATCAGTTTGGGCTAAAAAGAAATTAAAAGAAAGTATTAATAAAATACTTGATGGGACAGAGGAAGAATTATCGAGTTGGATTAAAGAATTAAAAATTGATTTTGTGAAAGCAGATTTAAATGATTTAGCACAAGTTGGGGCTGCATCTAATTTGGATTATGATTTAAGTGATAAAGGAGTTCCTTTTGGTTCAAGAGCAGCAATATGTCATAATATCTATATTAAAGAGTACAACAAAGATGAAACATATTCACCAATTCAAGCAGGTGAAAAAACAAAAAGACTATTTTTAATTGAACCAAATCCGTTAAAAACAAATATAATTGCTTATAGTTCAGATAATTTTGTAAATGAAATAAAAGATTATATTGATTATGATACAAATTTTGAGAAAAGTTTCTTGAATCCACTTCAATTAATGGTTGAGTGTTTGAATTGGGACTTAAATAAGAAAACTGAATCACTAGATGATTGGTAATATAAATATTACCTTTCTTATAAATAATATAAAAAGGAATTAAATGAAGCAATATTTAGATTTATGTCAAAGAATTATAGATGATGGGCATTGGATTGAAAATAAAAGAACAGGGCAAAAAGTAAAAACTATCATAAACGCTGATTTTACTTATGATGTTGATGAAGGTAAATTTCCAATGATAACAACGAGAAAAACATTTTATAAAGCAGCAATTGGTGAACTTTTGGGATACTTAAATGGATGTTCAGATGCTATGGAATTTAAAGAAAGATTTAAAACTCCTACTTGGTTAGCTAATGCTAATGAAAATGAAAGTTGGTTAAAAAATCCATTTAGAACAGGCGAAAATGATATGGGAAGAGTTTATGGAGTTCAAGGTAGGGAATGGACTAATAGTAGAGGTCAAAAATTTGACCAATTAAGAAAGATTTATAATAATCTAAAAAATGGTATAGATGATAGAGGTGAAATTTTAACATTTTGGAATCCCGGTGAATTTGATCAAGGGTGTTTAAGACCTTGTATGTACCAACACCAATTTTCACTTTTAGATGGTGTTTTATATTTAAACAGTACACAAAGAAGCATTGATGTTCCTCTTGGTTTAGTTTTTAATCAAATTCAAGTTTATGTTTTATTGGCACTAATGGCTCAAATTACTGGTCACAAACCGGGAAAGGCGTATCACAAATTAGTTAATGCTCATATTTATGAAAATCAAATAGATTTAATGCATGAACAATTAAAAAGAAAACCTTTTGAATTGCCTAAGTTAGTTATTAATCCTGAAATTAAAACTCTTGAAGATATTGAAACTTGGGTTACTGTTGATGATTTTATTGTTGAAGAATACAAACATCATGATCCGATTCAATATCCATTCTCGGTTTAAAGGAATAAAATGAGTTTAACATATGAAGAATTAAAAAATATGAAAATTGGTGAAGTATATTATGAATCAAGTCAATATGCTAATATAAAATTTACTGTAAAATCAAAACCAATAGAAAAACAAAATAAAGATTTAACACAATTAACTTGGATTGGTTCAGTAAAAGATCAAGATAATATTGAATATCTTATAACGAAAGGGTTGGAACATTATGGGCCAAAAATTTATAAATTTCCAGCTTATGTTGGAGTTGAACAATGGGGATATTAAGGAGAACATATGAAATTTGAAAATTATACAGATGTATTTTATAAAATAGATAATGAGGGTTTAGGATATTTCATAGAAAATTATGCATCAGCTGATTCAATGCCAGATAAAACTGGTGAAGAATTATTTAGAATTGCAGAAGAAGCATTATCTAATTTTTCTAATTATGTAGAGGAAAAAATGGAATTAGAAGATATTACTGAAGACTTTGAGGTTGAAGATTTTGAGTGATAAAAATATTAATCTAATAGTCGCTTGTGGAAACAATGGGCAAATAGGAAAAGATAATAAATTACTTTGGCACATTCCAGAAGATTTTAAACATTTCAAAGAAAAAACAACAAATTCAGTAATAATTATGGGAAGAAATACTTATGAATCTTTACCAGGAATGTTACCAAATAGAACCCATATTGTCATTACATCTAAAGAATTGGAACAAAAAGATAATTTATACGCGGTGAAATCGATTGAAGAAGCAATTCATTTATCTAAAAAGTTGGTGTACTCCAAAGATGAAGCTATTTGGGTTATTGGTGGTGCTCAAATATATAATGAATTTATTAAAAGAGATTTAATAAATAAAATATATTTAAGTTCAATAAATTATTCTGGTGATGCCGATGCATATTTTGATTTGAGATTTTTAAGTTCAGGTAGATATACTATAAAATCAGCTGAATATTTTGAGAAGAAAAACAATACACCTGAATGGTCATTAAAAATATATGAAAGGATATAAATGCAGGAAATGCAAGAAACTCCAAAAAATAGTTTGGAAGATAAAAATATTATTTTAGTAAATGGTTTACCTAGAGCAGGTAAAGATACATTTGCTGATTATATGTGTGAAAAATATGGTTTTGTTAAATTTAGTTTTGCAGATGAGTTGAAGGATATTGTTTGCAGAACATTTGATATTTCAAGAGAAGATTTAGATTATTTTAAGAATGATCAAATAGAACTTTGCTATAATAATGGTGGGAGATATGAAGAATTAATCAATTTCAGAGATTTATTAAGAAGATTTGGGACTGAAGGAATGAAACCTGCATTTGGTGATTCGGTTTGGGCAGATGTACTGTATAGAAAAATAGAACGATCAAAACACAAAAATATAATTGTTCCTGATTTTAGATTTTTATGTGAATACAAAAATTTAGATAACATAAAAACGGTTCTTGTACAAGATGAAAGAGAGCTTCCAATTGAAGGGCACGCCTCTGATGTTGAACTGTATCAAAACAATTTTAAGTTTAATTATGTTTTATATAATAATAAAGATGAATCTTTCTTTAAAGAAATTGATAATTTAACTAAAGAATTAATTAAAAATTAATAAAATGTTGTATATAATTATCCATATTTAAAATAAAGGAACATCAAATGAAACAATTTAATGAAAAGATATTTAAAGAAGTTAAAAGAGATAGAATTACAACAAGTAATATTTTTAAATCTACATCAGGTAGTGATTTAACTAAAAAATTAGCAGAAGCAATTTTTAATACTGATATAACAATTTATCCAAAATATAAATTAATTGACGCAGGAGGAACAATTTTAATTGAAACTTCTGCAGGTGAATTTAAGTCTTTGGGGTTACATCATATGTCAGAAGAAGGTGTTCTTTGTAATGATTTAGAAACATTCATTAAATGGGAAGATTTTTCAAAATAAAATTAAAATAAAGGATTAAATATGTTTCCTACTATGTGGAGTTCTTTAGATAAGAATAAAAATGCATCAGCAGAAGACTTAAAAAAAGTTTCTGCATTTATGTTTTGCAGATGGTTGGCTGGTAATCCCAGTACAATCAGAAAAGCAGCCGAATATAATATTTACCCTGATATTCCTGTTGAAAATATGTACTACAGCACAAAATATGAATTTGCTGGTAAAATTAGAAATATAAAATGGGTAAAATCAGAAACAGAAGATATTGATCAAAATACAATTGATATGCTATGTACGCACTTTAAAATTTCTGTTGAAAAAGCAAAAGAATATATAAGCATTATATCAATGGAAGAGTTGGAGTACTTAAAAGAATTATATAGGCCTAGAAAATGAATTATTCAAAAGAAGTTAGTGCATTTACGGGATCAATAATTTTGTGGGGTATGCTTTTAGGAAATATAACTTCTTGTGAACTATTAAATATTATCTTTATTTGTATTTTAGGATTTATTACTTCAATTTCATTAAATTGTGAATCAAAAATGAATATAAATATTTTAAAAAGGAAATAAATGAATGCTAGAAATAAATAAACCTTATGTGTATCGAATTAAAAATAAAACTACCGGTCAATTCTATTACGGCAGTAAATACTCAAAGGTTTGTTGTTATACAACATTTTGGAAAGACTACTTCACTAGTTCAGCAACAATTAGAAAATTAATTAAATTATATGGTAAAGATGATTGGGATATAAAAATATTAAAAACATATCAGACCGCTCGTGAAGCACTTTTAAATGAACAAAAATATATTAAAAGGTGTTTTAAAAGTAAATATTCTTTAAATTTAAGATATTTTGAATACAATGGTGAATCTTTAGATGACTTAGATACTATAGAAAAAATGGTAATGACTAGAAAAATACCAGATGAAAATGGAAAAACTTCATATCTTATTGGGGGTAGAAAAACTGCTGATACTAAAAAATCAATCATTATGCCTGATGGGAGATCATTAATGCAAGTAACTGTTGATAAAACTGCTCAAATTAGACACAATAGAGGTGATTATAAAAAATTATCTAAAGAAATGACCGGTGTAGGAAAGGGCATTTGTCCCGAAAGAAAAATCTGTGTGTATTGTGACGCTAACACGAATTTGGGAAATTATTTTAGATGGCATGGAGAAAACTGTAAAAAGAATCCAAATATAACTGAAGAACAATTAAAGAAAAGAGAACCTTGGAATAAGACTAAAGAAGATGGAACAACTAGAAAAGTCTCAGATGCAACTAGATTAAAGAATAAATTAGCTCAACAAAAACTTGTTAGTGCTTTTGATGTACAAACTTTAAAGTTTGTTAGAATAAATAAAGATATATTTAATGAATTCAAACATATTAGATATTATGGAACAACACATAGTAAAGTTAAGGAAATTTTAAAATTAAAGGAAATAAATGAATGATGAATTAATAATATTGTTACATTGTGATTGTGATGCCGCAGGATGTGCTTTAAATATAGAATATAAAATGCCAAATGTTAGGAAAAAATATTTCTATACAAATTATGGAGATTTACCAAAAAAAGTACAAGAGATAGAAGATTATATAAAACAACACGGAAATACACACTGTTTAATGGCTGATGTATCTTGGAGTACACACCCAAATGAATTGCACATAATGTGCAATATGTTTCAAAAAATAACACTAATTGATCACCACTTGTACCCAAATGGATTTTTTGATAACTATCCAAAACTGAAGGTCCATTGGGATAAAAGTAAATGTGCAACATTATTGTGTTATGAATATTTTAATAATCAAAATGATAATCTTTATAAATTATCAAAATTAATTGATGTTTATGATATTTGGCAAGATTCACATCCAGCCTTTGATATTTCTCAAGACTTAAATAGATTCTTTTGGGAAATTGGAATGCAAAAATTTGTTGAAGATTGTATTTCTTCTGGATACACATTACCTTATTATTATAAATCTGTTGTTGATTCTATAACATCTAGATATACAGAAGCAATATTAAAATATGAAAATAGAAAGTTAATCCATAGAACAGATAAAATAACTCTTGCGTTTGTTGACGATTGGTTCAATGAAATTTTAGTTCAAGAAATGAAAAATGGGAAAGACTTTGTTATTAATGGGACATCATTTGGTATTATGAAAATAAGAATAAACAATAAAGCAAATATCACACCTGAAATGAAAGATAATTTAAGAATAGCTTTGGTTGGTACAAAAGACATTGGTCATGCTAATGCTTTTACATATAAAATGAAAAAATCTGTTTCATTTGAAAATATAATGAATGAAATGAAACACATTGTTCAAAATATTAATGATATATGTTATAAATAAAGGATAAATATGAAGAATAAATTAATTATTGGGACTGCTATTATATTAACTATGTTGTGTGGGATATTTATATCAATAATAAATGAACCCATAATTATTGATTCGATTAAAAATTCAATACAGGATAAATGATGGCTGAAATTAATCCAGAATATATAAATCATTTAGAAAAACAACTACATTCTGCCAAAATAATGCATTTTAAGAAGGTTCAAGAAATAAATGAAATTTTAAAATTCATTGAAAGTACTGAAACAGAATTAATCAAAATAAAACCTAAAAAATCTACTGAAACATTGGAACTTTCTGATAATTTAGAATGTTCTGATATCTAATCTTAAAATTCCGAGAAAAACCTCGGAATATCACAAAATAAAATCATTTAAACATACTTTAATACAGCTTTAATAAACTATAATATATAATAAAGAAAAAATAAAAGGAGACTTATGTTTGGAATTATAATATTTGGAATTATATTTTCCGTTGGATTAATGGCGATTATTTTCACGGCATTATATGTTATTCTAACAAAAAGAAAAAAGGAACTAAATACTAAGTTCGTTGTGGTGTTATCTTCTATTTTAATAATAGTATCATTTTGGTTATCATATAAGATGTTTACAGAAATGATCTGGTATAATTATGATAGTAAATATACTGCATCAAAGGGATTATTATTTAAAGATACATTAATGCTTTCAGAGCACAAATTAATTGGTTCTTCTGATTACATTATATTTAAAATAGATATGTACAGTCGTTCTGACAGACAATTGGAAGTTATAAATGTTATCCAAAATGAAAATAAAACAAAGGATATTAAATGAAGGAGTTAATTGGCAAAAAAGTAAAAATTCAAAAAGATTTTGAATTTACTAGAATTCTAGCTGCTTTACAAAACTTAAATATAGATACAAAATTAATTTCGGATAAATTTGAACTTCATAGTTTATTTTTTAAAGAGAATGAAACATTATTTCTTTTAAATAAGTCAATATCTGATGCAGAATTTGAAAATGCTGATTTTGAAGAAATTAATTTTGAAGATTTTTTAAAAATGATTGATATACAAAATAAAGAATCTGGGATATCTAAATATAATTCAGATGATTTTATTCATATAAAATATAATTCTGAAAATTTTTTATTTAATAAGAAAGAAATTTCATATTTGCATTATAAAGAAAAAGAAAAAATTTTAACTATTAATCTTTGTAATAAAGATAATATTAGATTAACGTCAATCTCGGAAGAAGATTATCTAAACATTAGGAAATTATTTTAATGTTTAGTTTTAGTTTAATTTATGCAACACAAGATGGTGCAATTACTGATGAAGTTTATGTGTATAATTTGTTTGATTCTTGTCTTTTTAAAACAAAGGTATTTAATAGATTTAGTCGAGAAAATATTAATATCACTATTACAGAATTAAAAGGCAAAAATTGGGATTTTGCATTAAAAACATTTGTTGAAGTAAAACAACAAATTAAAATTTAATTTAGCTTTAATATTCTTTGGTATATAATACTTATTATTAAAATAAAAGGATAAATGAATGAATAGAACATTAGAAGAAATTACGGAAATATCAACAGAATATAAAGTAATGTGCACAAATTATGATATAGAAACAAAATTTTGGGTTAGATTATATGGTTCTATATATTATGATGTTATTCTTAATTCTGATGAATTAAACAAAATAAAAGAAACTTTAAAACAAAAAGAGTTCTAATGCAAGTATATGATTCTAAAGAACTTTTTGATATTTTATGCAGTGAAACATTTAAACTTGTATCAATTAAATCTCCTAACGCAAATAATATAACACAAAGACATAGTGGAAATTGTAATTTTTTTAAATGCGAATCTGATTTAGAAATATTACAATGTGAAATTATTTTTAGAAAAGATACAGATTTTTATGAAGTTTCAGCAACATTAGAATTATTAACAAGTTATGATGACGGTAATGTTTATTATGTAAACAAGATTATGAATATTGAATGTTATACTTTTAAAGATATGGTACAAACAATTTTTGGACAAAAAGAAAGAATAAAAATATGATATTATTAACAATATAATTAATAAGAACTTTAATAAATCTTTAAACAAAATAAGTATATAATTTATTATATAAAGGATTGAATATGAAAAACCCAGATAAATTTACTTATAAAATTAAATTCTATAAAAAACAATATAAAACAATAGCAGTTTCAGATATTGAAGCTATTTCACATATTGCGTATATTATTATGAAAGAATATTCTTGCACTTTTGAACATGCTAAAAGTAAATTAGAAATTGTTGGAAAATCATTTCACTCAAAAGGCGAATATAAAAACAGAAAGAAAGATTTTAATAAAATAAATGAATTATATTCTGAATTATATTTAGAACAAGCAAAAGAATATGAAAATCAAATAAAGGAAATATTGTGAAAGATAAATTATTTACCATAAAACTAAATAGAAAAGAATTGGCTGCTTTGGCAGTGTTTAAACCTGAATTACAACAAATTTTAGATGATTATGATAATCATTATAACATATATGTTGATAAAATTATGCACTTATTTGGTGTTTTAAAGTATTTATCAGAAAAATCTATTAAAGATGAGTTGTCAAAAATAAGATTATTAAGAAATTTATTATGTGATTATTTCTTTTTAGATAGTACTAAAAATTTTATTTCAGAGTTTTTCTTAAATAATTCAGATTATTGTAAATTTATTGGGTACATAGATTCTATTTATAGAGTAACATTAGATATAATAGAGAATGATTTATCAGATGAAGAATTATTAGATTATCAAATTCTATTTAAAGAATATTTAGAAGATTTATCAGAATTAAAATTAACAGAATAAGGAATTAAAATGAGTAGTAAAAAAGAAAAACAAGAGATGACCGAGAAAAGATTTTTAAATTATAAAGATGAAAGATATGAAGTAACAAATGTATTTTCACATCAACAAAGAGATTATATTACAATAGATGTTAAAGATACAGAAGGGAATCCTTATACAATTTGTGATGTGAATGATTCATTATACAAGAAGATAGAAAAAATAAAAGTTCCAAAGAATTAAAGTGAAAAATATTTTAAAATTAGTTTTAGTACTAAGTGCTGTTTTTGCGATTTTTGTTTTAACTGGTTGCACAGAAAAAGATAAAACCGAAGTATTACTCAAAAACAAGGATATACTCATATAACAACGGATGGTTATTCTTTCTTTGGTTGTTCTAAAGGTGATACTTTTAGAACAAAATTTTATGCAAAAAGCTCAACAGGAGAAACAATCAGCGGTGTTGCTTGTAGTGGTTGGTTAAAAGGAACAACTTTAAGATTTGACTAAAATTTAATACTACTTTAATATTCTTTTGTATATAATTAATATAAATTAAAAAGGGAAGATAATATGATTAAATTTACTGATTGGTTAAAAGAAAAAGAATTAACGGAAATGCCAAGATATATTGATCACGAATATTTAGATTTTAAACCTATGAAGGATTTAGGTATGACTGGTTTAGAAAAAACTTGGCAACAATTAGAAGTAAAATTCATTGGAAATAAAAAGAATGATTCACTGTGTTTTGTAAAAAAGAGTAAATCTATAGCAGTTATTGGTTTAACTGTTTGGGATGATAATTATAAGTGCTGGAATTTAGAAGTGGCTAGTTATGTTAAACTTGAAAAAACACCAATAACAGGAGATCACTATAAAGTTATTGGTGTTTTTACAAAAGAAGATTATAGATTAGAAAAATATACATTAACATTATATTATACATTAATAAAGAACGGAATTAAGTTGTGTTCTGATAATGAACAATATCAAGGTGCTAAATATTTATGGAAAGCATTATCTAGAATAACACCAATTGAAATTTATGATGAATTAAACAATACTTATAAAGATTACTCTTTTGTGAACACAAAAGATGAAGAAGTATGGAGTAAAAATTATTCAAAATATGATATTGTTTTAAGAAGTAAATAATTTACAACCGAAATGTTGTAAAACTAAATATTATCTAAGGAGTTTAGAAATGCAAAATATTAAAAATTTTGAAGAAAATAGAGTTATGCTAAGTGATTCTTACAAGTACAGTCACTATTTACAATATCCAAAAAGAACTGTAAATATGTATGATTATGCTGAAGCACGAAGCTTAAAAGAATATGATAAAACATTGTTCTTTGGTTTACAAATGATGTGGAAAAAGTATTTTACTAAAAAAATAACAATTAAAGAAGTTGATGAAGCATCTATGTATGCTAAAGCTCACGGAATTCCGTTTAATTTAAAGGGTTGGAAAAGAATTGTTAGAAAGTACAAAGGTAGATTACCTGTTACTATTAAAGCTGTTCCAGAGGGAACTGTTATTCCGAATAAAATGGTTTTATTCACGGTTGAATTAACAATAAATGATAAAGAAATTTTTTGGTTACCTTCTTGGTTAGAAACATTCTTAATGAAAGTTTGGTATACTTGTAATGTTGCCACAAGAAGTTATTTTGTTAAAGAAATGTTATTAGAACAAGGAAAATTAACATCTGATAATTCATTTGTTGATTTCCAATTTCATAATTTTGGGGATAGAGGTTCAAGTTCGGTAGAATCTGCTGCTTTTGGTGGAGTTGCTCACTTAGCTTGTTTCAAAGGGACAGATAATTTTAATTGTTTAAGATATGCTCATTTACTTATGAATGAACCTATTGAAAATATTGCATATAGTATCGCTGCATCAGAACATAGCTCAACAACAGCTTGGGCAAAAGATGGTGAATTTGATATGGTTATGAACCATTTAGAAAACAATAAAGGTAACCCTTTAATGGCTTCAGTTGCTGATTCATATGATGTATTTAATTTTACGGATAAAGTAACATCGGGTGAATTTAAAAGAAAAATTGAATCTGATGAATATCCAAAATTCATTGAAAGACCAGATAGTGGTTATGCACCTGATATTATTTCGGAGATGTTAAATATTCATGAGAAAAATGAAGTGAAATTCACTGAAAATTCAAAAGGTTATAAAACATTTGATAAGTATGGCTTTATTTGGGGTGATGGTATTAAAATGAATACTATGGTTGATATTTTGACTACTCTTAGATTAAGAATGTATTCAACTGAAAATCAAGCATTTGGATCAGGCGGTTGGTTAATGCAACAACACGATAGAGATACTTTAGGTTTTGCTATTAAATGCAGTAATATTACTTTAGAAGATGGTTCAGAAATTGAAGTTTATAAAGATCCAATCACAGATCCGGGTAAAAAATCTAAAAAAGGTAAAGTTACAACATATTTTAATAGAGCAACAGATGAATTCTTTGTGGATATTATTGGTAATGAATCAATTGATTGTCCAGAAGTTCTTGAAACAGTTATTGAAAATGGAATTCTTGTAAAAGAAGTTACATTATCTGAAGTTAGAAATAGAGTTGATAAACAATTGGCCGGTATTAAATTTGGGAATTTATAATGTTATTAAGTGAATTAATTGAAAAATTACAAAAAATTCAATCGGAATATGATAAAGATTTAGAAATAATAACAATTGCAGAAATTGGAGTTGTTACTATTAATAAAGTGCTTGAAGCATATACAGATGATGAAGATGAGTTAATAACTTTAGATGAAGATAATGAAATTGAAGTAAATTCAGTTTTTCTATCTTGGAATTAATTTTATTTTAAGTGATTTTTATATATAATTATTATATTAAAATAAAAAGGGTATAAAATGATTTCAGGATTTTTTAAAGCAACATTAAAAATACATCAAGTCATAGATTAATTGAAAACCATTATTTATTTGGTTGGATGATGTAATAGAAGATAAAATTCATTTAAAGGGATATTTGATAGGTACAAAATTTTATGATGATTGTACATTGTCTTTAGCTGATAAAAATGACGCTGATTTTATAAAATATTTTGGAAGTGATTTAGTTCAAATTCAAAAAGATATTGATAAATTAGAATTATTAAAATCTAGATTATCACAAGCATTAAAATAATATAATTAGGGAGACTAATATGAAAAAGAAAAAAGTAGCAATCTACATTGGTAGATTTGCTCCACCACACAAGGGGCATGAAGAAACAATCCAATATTGTTTAAATAAATATGATGAAACTATAGTTTTTATTGGTTCACAAAATAAAAGAAGAACTTTAAAAAACCCATTTAAAGTAGATAATATTATAAAATGGATATATAGATCTGTTAATTTTAATGACAGATTAATATGTAAGTCTATTAATGACTATTTATATTCTGATAATAAATGGATAGCACAAATTGAAGATTATGTGTATTCAATATTTAATAAAGATGAGTATGAATTTACAATTGTTGGTCATATCAAAGATGATTCAAGTTATTATTTAAGAATATTTCCAACTTGGAAAGTAGATTTAACACCTGAATTTGATAATGGTATTTCAGCAACAGATATTAGAAACATTATTTTTATGGAAGATGAAAGACATTTTGAAGTTCTTTTTGAACACAATTGTAAACCGCATTTATCTGATAATGTTGCAAATGATATAATTGAATTCAGAAAAACACAAGAATTTAAAGATTTAATGCAAGAACAAACGTATTTTCAAAAAGAAGATGCTAAATTTGCAAATTATCCTTATAAAGATACTTTAAAATTTAACTGCTCAGATGCTGTCGTCGTTTGTGATGGTAATGTGCTTTTAATCGAAAGAACAAGAGCACCAGGAAAAGGAACTTGGGCATTACCAGGAGGTTTTGTTAATAAAAATGAAACTTATGAACAAGCCGCAATTAGAGAATTATTTGAAGAAACTTGTTTAAAGGTTCCTGAAAAGGTTTTAAAAGGTTCATTAAAAAGAAGTAAAATTTTCGATAGTCCTAAAAGAAATGAAGGGATTCCTAGAATTACAAATGCATTTTACTTTGAAATTCAACCAGATTATAAAAATGGTTATCCTAAATTACCAAAAGTAAAAGGTTCCGATGATGCGGTTAATGCTAAATGGTTCAGCTTAGCTGAAGTAAGACATATGACATTATTTGATGATCACGCAGACATAATTGATTATTTCACGAATTCATATTAGTATAAATAATTAAAAAGGGGGAAGTTAATGTCAACATTTAGGGAATGGTTACGAGAAGCAGAGATTAACGAAGTCAAAAAATACGATAAAGTTGTGAAATTTATAGATAAAATAAAAAATATCTCTGTTAAAAATTTTTTATTTCAAAGACTAAGACTAAAAGATAAACCAACAATGGGTTATAAAGGTGGATATGGAGACACATATATTATTAAAAATGGAAAAAGAGAAAATTCTATAGATTTTATACATTATTATAATGGTGTGAAATTAACGTCTGGTTATATACAGATACTTTTTATTAGTGGTAAAAATGTTATTGTTTTTGGTTCACAGGGAAGTACAGACTATGAATTTTTAAGAGCAACAGATAAAGAAAGTTTGAAGAACGCCATAAGTGATTTACAAATAGTTGGTAAAATATTATTAGTTTTAGGCACACAAGAAATTAAAACTTATGAAGGTTTTGTTAATAATGCATTAGATGAATTGAATACCAATTTAAACTCTAAAAAAGAGAAAAAAGTTGTTTTTGAAGAATGTGTTGAATATATGTATAACGCAATAAAAGCTAGAAAGACTAACAAATTATCTTTTCAAATATCTGAATCTGATGTTAGAAATTATTTAGATGAGTACGATGGATTAACAAGGGTTAAAACACTTGATGAATTTAAGAATAAAGTAAAAGATATAGATTATTATATTATGAGAATTGTAAATACAGATATGTAAATTTAAAATAATTAATTTAAAATAATTAATTTAAAGGTATGAAAATTATTTATATAAATTAAATTCTATTTATTAAAAATAAATTTATTTTGAATAAAAGCTAGATAGAAATATCTAGCTTTTTTAGTTTAGAAAACAAATTTAAAAAATTTAAAAGATTTTTTGAACTTAAAATTTAAAACAAGATCTATAACTAAACTTATATCCATTTGCTTTTTAAGTTCAAAAATTTCTTTAAATTTTAAAAATTAAAATTTTAATTTATCTTTAAAATGTTTTAGTATATAATTATGTATTTAAAATTAAGGAAAAATATGCCAAAAGCAATAAAAGGGGATTATAATATATCTACTGATTTAAGAACTTTAAATCAAGATGAAATGAAAAACTATATTTTTATAGATAAAATAGATACATTTGAGTTATATAATAGAATTAATACAGAAATTAAATTGATTAATAATTGCGATTATATTCTTGGTTACTACGCACTAAATAATCAATTTAAGAAAGTTGCTAAAATTTATTTTAATAAAATAGATAATTATTATGAAGTTGATACAATTTATGTTTCAAAAGATTTTAGAGGTTCTGGAATAGCATCTAAATTATATACTTATTTTGCTAAAAATCTAAATTATAGTATCTTAAGTTCTGATATGCAAAGATTTGGAGCAAGAAGACTTTGGAGTAAATTATCTAAAAATTCAAATTTAACTATTGATGTTATTGATTTTAATAATAAAGAAATACTTGAGAATAATATAATTATTAATCACGGAACAAAAGATGAAGAATTTGATAATGGATTTTGGTCTTATGATAATGATAAGAAAAATATTAGATTTATCTTAAAAAGCTTAAATGCTAAAATTTAAAGAAATTTTTGAACTTAAAATTTAAAAAATTAATTTATCTTTAAACTGTTTTAGTATATAATAAAATAAAAAGCAAAAGGGTAAATATGAAATACAAATATTTAGAAATTGGTAATAAACATCTAAATTGTGAAATTAGAAAGGTTATAGAAAAAGAATATTCAAGTTCTAAATTAATTAATTTTATGTCTCACAAGATTAAAAATATTGAACATATTAAAGTTTATTTTAAAAATGAATTACATTTAGTAGTTTCTATAAAAATAGACGAACCATTTGCTACGATTTTAGGTATTTCAAAAGTTTTAGAAGTAAAGGAATAGATATGTACTTAGAAAATATACCAACCGAGTGTAAAAAATTCGGAATAAATAAATTACTTGTAACAAGGGGCTTAACAATAGATTGGAAACATAGAGATACCGAAATTCACTTAAGAACACCTGAATTATTGGATAATATTTCAGAAGATTTTTCAATTTCTGATGTCTATAAATGCCGTTCGCAACAATTAAGATATATTTATCATATTTCAAGAAGTACAATGAAAAATACAAATCCAAATGAATTAACAAATTCTTTTAGTAATATGAGCATAAATATGCTTTTTGAACTTGAAGCATCATTTTTTATTGATTTTGAATTAATAAGAAATCATATAGAACTAATACCAAATAATATTTTAAAAGAATCGTTTGTATTTTCATTAAATATAAATCAGCGAGAAATAATTAAATATTTTGTGAAGCATAATATTGATATCCCAAAAAGAATAGATAGATTAAATAAAAAAGAACTTTTTAATGAAATGAATAAAAATATTAGTACTGTTCTATATAAAGAAAATACATTCACAAATGAAGATGAAATTACTTTTTGGATAAGTAATTTTCATTTATATTCATATATTGAAGGAAATAATGGATTAAAAAGTATCAAATTCAAATCAGATAAATATCTATCAAAAATAAAAAGATTATAAGGAATAAATATGAATAAAATATTAAAGTTCGGTGATACATATAGATTTAAAACAAAAGGAATGCATAAATTATTTAATTACGTAAGAGAAGGGGAAGTTCTTTATTATTGGACTGATGCTTTTGCTGATGTTTCAAATATTAACAATTTGGAAATTGTTAAATCTCAAGATTATAGTGCTTATGAAGCTGATAGAAAATGGTGTGAATATAAAAATAAATTAAAAATCAAAATAAATAATTGCTTATATAACGAAATATTAAAACTTTAATTTATCTTTAAATTGTTTTAGATATAATAAAATATATAAAATAAAAGGAAATAAATGTCGAAAGCAATTAAAGGAGTATATGAAATTCCAGAAATCTATATGAATGCAATAGAAATCGATAATTTTAAAGAAAAATATGTGTTTCAAGATTATTTAATTAATTATTTACTATATAAACATAAAACAGATAATAATTGGTGTTTAGGTTATCTTAATGATTCTGAAACATTATTTATTCCTATAGGTCGAATATGGTTTGATACAGAATATGGTAACAAATTAAATAATTCTTATAGAAATATACACATTGTTGATGAAATAGCAGTAAATAAAGATTATAGATGTTTGGGTGTAGCAACTAAATTATATACTTATTTTGTTAAAAAACATAATTATACATTAATGAGTTCTTATTTGCAATATTTTGGTTCTAGAAAATTATGGTCTGCACTATCAAGAGATAATAATTTAAGCGTTGATATTATAGATATTGAAAATAACAAATTAATTGATAAAAATGCTATTATATATCACGGTGATTTAGATGAAGAATTTGATAAAAGAGTTTGGTCATATAATTCAGATGCTATAAATATAAGATTAATTCTAAAAGCCAAACTTTAATTTATCTTTAATATTCTTTTGTATATAATAAAATAAAAAGGAAATTAAATGTCATTAGCATCTCATAGAAATTATTTAATAGATGAAATTATTAAGAATAGCAACATCGAAGTCAAAAGAGAATTTTTAAGAAAATTTAAAGTTCAAATTCTTCAATTAATGCTACAAAATTTAACTGAAAGGGATTCAAGTGCCGAAAATGCAGAATATATTATTAAGTCGTGCTAAAGTTCTAGGAGAAAAAAGATATGTTATTGGGAATTATCTAAAAGAATATTTCCACCCAGTACTTTTAAAAAGATTTCAACACATTATTTTTACTTCAAGTACAGAATTTGAAGAAATAGATGAAAAAACATTGGCAATTTGTTTAAATGAATATAATCATTTTTCTTCTTTAAGTTCAATTGGTACTGGTGGGGATATATTTTTAGATGACGATAATGAGCAAATTGTTAGTATGTTTTATAATGGTCAATTTGAGTTTAGATATATTTACATTAATAAAGTTGGTGCTAGAATTATACCAACAGTATTAGATAAAAGCATAGGAATTAAAGAATGAAATTAAAAATGATTTGGAATAAAATAAAACCGTTAGATTATCAAAAGAATCCAATTGGTGCATTAAAATTAGAAATATTCTTTTGGTTGTCATTAATTTATATAACAGCAACATATACTGCATTATTTGAAGCTCTTTATGTATTAGAACTTGTGAATTACTATTTTCCAAATTGGATAATAATTTTATTAGTTATTATTTCTTGGTGTAGAATTGCAATTAAATTAAATATGTTCATAGAAAAGGATAATAATGAAAATTAGAATATGCGCAAGTACTAATATCGTACAAAGTAAATGTGAAACAGATTGGTTTGAAGTTCCAGATGATATAACTGAAGAAGAACTTCAAAATATCGCTCTTGAAGAAGCTCTTGGAAATGGATTATGTGAAATCTGGTGGGAAATTGAAGGGAAATAGTTTAAATATTTTCAAATTAATAAAATAAAAAGGATTAAAAATGAAAAAACTAGAAAAATTAAAGAATTTTATATGTAATTATTATGAAGATATTTTTAAAGTTATTGTGTTAATTGGCTTCTTTATATTGGTATATATTGGTTTAAAAGAATCATATGTATATTTAGCAATTTATACACTGATTATTACAATATATGTAGCATATTCTTATTCTGATGAGCATGCTTTAGGTCTTTTAGTATTTGCTATTATTATAATACTTATAGCTCATAGTTTCTTTTATATTGCTAAAGACTTCGATAACTATTATGAAACAACATCAGAAAAGAAAATAAAGTTATTAGAAAAAGGTATCATTCTTTTTGATGATTTAACAACATTGGAAGATAGACAATTATACTATTCTTGTTTAGAATTTAATTGTACACATATAGTTACATCTAAATACACTAAAGGGTTTAAGGGTTACAATGATATTTTTAATAAATCACAAACTTCACTAGCACCAATTAAGAAAAATTAGAAATTTTTAATTAATCTTTAATATTCTTTAGTATATAATAAAATAAAAAGGTATAAAATGAACAAAGATGATTTTACTTATTTGGATTATCATAAATTGGTAACAGCTTTAAATAATCCAAAATTTTTATTAGAACATATCACGTTAAATGAAATTCAGAAATTTAAAGAAAAAACCGTAATTGAAAAACTTAGAATTGTTAATAATAATCCAAATATGCAAAGAGCAGCTAGATTAGATTATGAAATAGAAAGAAGAAAATACTTATGAAAGATTATAATATTGAAATTCATGAATTGGTTGCAACAATTGGGAGAGAATTAATTCATAGTTATGAAAACTATATTAAGAATTTCTTTAAATCTCCTGAAGATATAAGATTAAAATTAAATTGTAAATATAAAAATTGTGATTTGCGATTATTAGATCAGTATTTTTATTTAGCTTGTGGTAACTATAATTTACGACAACAGTATCCAGCTTATTTAAAATATTCCAAGAATATTGTTGATAGAAAAGAACATTGTATAATGCAATTAAACAAAAATAATCAAGGAAATGTTATAAGTTTATCTTTTTTCATTGATTCTAAAAATGAAATATCTTTTGATATTTTTGAAGCAGAATTATCATATTATACAGATAGAGCATCAAATTGGTATAAATTTTATGGTATAAATGGATTTAAGTTAAATAATAATTCACTAAAATTTTCAGAATTTGAAAAGTATTTTAATGAATTTAAAGATGAATTTAAAGACAAATTAAATTTAGTAATAAAAGAAATTAATAAAGCCAAAATTAATCATATAAAATATTTACAAAATTTAGAACAAGATAAAATAAAAGCAAGAGAAAATGAACTAAGGAGTTTTTTAAAGTGAAAATTTATGATGATTATGATAAAAACAAATATATAGAAGATATTGGTGATTATATAATTGCTAAGGGTGGCGATGGTACTCTTATAAGAGCAATTCATATGTTTGATCACTTAAGTAAGCCATTTTTTGGTATTGCTGCAGGAACTGCAAATTTTATGATGAATGATGAGTCAAAAATTAATTTATTATCAGGAACAACTTTAAAATTTAATTTAATAAAAGTACAAGTATTCACAAATGAATGGGTAACTAAATCAGGTGAATCATGGTGTGATTACCAAGAACTTGTTGAAAAATCAGAAATAGTTTATGCATTTAATGATGTGATAATTGGCGAATTTAATGCTTGGATTGATTTTCAATGTGAACATAAAGAAAATATTCTTGGTGATTTTAAAGGTGCTGGTTTATTGATTAGTACAGCTCAAGGTAGTACAGGTGCAAATAAAAATAATAATGGTGTAATTATTCCGTTAAGTTCTAAACATTGGGTTGTTTCAGGCGTTATGACAAATAGAGATATTAGATATGTTATAGAACCAAATGAATTAATAGTAAAATGCAAAAGTAGAGGCAATATTAAGATAAATGTTGATGGAACACACTTTGAAAAATCAGGGGTTACTAAAGTAATTATTTCAAAATCAGATATTGATGTGAATGTTATTTTTAATGATTTGAAAAAATTCCAAGATAAAAGGAAATAAAATGAAATACATTCAAATTATTATAACTTCGTTTATTATAATATATTTAATTGCGATATTTGGAAGTTGGGTTGTAACATTAGATACACAATATGTGAATATAACAAATTGGAATGAATATGTTAGATTTTTATATTTGATGTTGAGTATTATTTCCTCAATTATGATGTGTATTATTTATGATTTTAGAAGGGGAATAAATGAAAGAAAATTTAATTGATTATATTAATAGCAAATTAAAAGCAATAGAAGAACTGTGGTGTATATCTGATAATGATTGGAAAAAGTTACCTGAATCACAAAAGAAAGCATATTACGCAAAGGAAACTGAGTATTTATCAAAGATTTCAATTGCTGTTAAAGACTCATTTGATAGTGGGAAATATTTTACTATTTGTGAAGAATACGGTAATTTGAAGTCAAAAGAGTTGGATTTAGTACTAAATATATGTAATGAAAATATTCAAATTGAACGAGGTACTTTTGGAACTCAAGAATACAAATATCACATAATAGAATTTAATCCAAATAAATTCAAAGAAAATTTATTTGAGTTTTTTGAGAAAACTATTAATTGGTACATTAAAAATGATGGGATTTGTGAATAATGACATTAAGTGCAAAAATAAAACAAATTCAAAATAAATATATACTTATAGATGGCTCAGAATTAACTTTTGGTGCAATTATATCTGAATTAGGAAGCTGTGATTACCCAGTTAATGTGAATTCATGGTCTGAAAATGAATGTGTTTATGAATTAGGCGCATTGGTTCAATATTGGTTAAATGCAAATTGTATAAAGGAAAGAAATGTTAACAAATGAACAAATAAAAGAAATTTTACAAGATTTTATTAAAAACTCTAAAGAAAATGAAAGTATATCATTACCTGATATGGTTGGTATTGGCGATTTTTGTGATGTTGTAAATGAATTATATTACCCAGTAATTGATAATACTATGGAAGATTATATAGAACCATATATTCAAGTAAGTTATATCGATTTAGATTTTGGGTTACCCTTTAAAGCAAATGATACAAATTTTCAATTAATTGGAACTTTTAGATATGGATATATGCATTTAACAAATTACGGTAAAATATAATGTTTAAATCTAAAATACAATCAAATGAATATTACGAAACCTTAAATAAATTTGAACATTATTGTAATAATTATTCAAAACATATAGAGTATTATAATAAAAGAACACAATATATACTAAGTGTATTACCTAAAGATACATATACTATTAGTTATAATAAAGATAAACTATGTTTTGAATTTAAAGGTATTAAATATAAACAATATGTATCAGAAGAAATATTTGATACTTATGATTTATATAAAGATGATGAATTTGTTAGTATTAAAGATAGATTATATCAGTTATATAAACCAGCATTATTGGAATGTTATTATAATGATGGGAATACGTATAATTCAATTCAAACAAATAAAATTGTATCAAAATTGTTAAAAACATTATATAATTATAAAATAAATTATAGCAAAATCGCAAAAGGAGATTAAATGTGTTTTTATAATTCAATCTTTAGAATTTAAAGAAAGATTTGATGAGGTTAGAAAAGATTGAGGTCCAGTACCTATGCTTATTATAAAAAATTTTTATTACATAATACAATATTAAAAGGGAATCACAATGGAAATTAGAACATTTATAGATGCTAAAGTAAATAGAGAAAAAGCAGAAAAATACCAAAAAATAATTGACGGGAATTATAACATTTTTATTAATGAAAAAGAAGAATATAATTTATTTAATAAAGAAAGATTTAATTGTTTCTTATTAAAAGAACTACAAATACTAAATGATGAATTTGAAAAACTATAAGGATATAAAAATGAGTAAAATAAAATTAAGAAAATCTGGATATAAAATTAAAAATCAATGGGTTAAAGCAAATTTTTGTTTAAATTATATTGGATTTAAAATATTTTTGGCGATTTATTTTTTAATGGCAGAATTGGTAAAAAGAAATAAATTACAATGTGCTTTAATTTAGCTTTAATATTCTTTTGTATATAATTATAATATATAAATTAAAGGATATAAAATGACAAAAGAATTTCAAATAAAATCAGGTATTAATTATTTCATAGTGAATATAAAAGATAAAACTGTGCTTTGTGAAAATAATAAATTTAAGCCGTTATACATTAATTTGTTAACAGATGAAAAAGTTCATTTATGCTATAGTTTTATTAAAAATGATACAGCTGGTAATTATTTAGAAAGAAATGAAATTTTAATTGATGATTTAGATGATATTTATTTTTTAACATATGAAGAATTATTAAAATTAATGCTAGAATTAATTTAAAGAGTATAAAATGAAAGTTTTAAATTTAATAGCAGTAATATTTATTGCTTTTGTTATTGGTACTGAATATTACACAGAATATATAAATGAAGATAATTACACACCAGACCCATTTGCAATTATTATACTAGTTATTTTGCTTATATTAAATGTATGTGTCCTTATAAAAAAGGAAGATTAAAATGACATTAGAAGATTTAAAAGAAAATATTTGGAATTCAAATTTTAACAAAATACATTACGAAGTCTCATTTGATTTTTATCATCTTAAAGAAACATTATATTACTAGTTAAAGCAACAACCAGTTTTAATTCAAATTACAATATTTTAATAGGAGAGATTATTATGTTTAATACAGATGATATTTTAAGACAATTAAATGAACATAAAGCAAATAAAATTAACACATTTTTAGAAATGACTAAAAAACAATTTATAGATGATGTTGAGGGAACTGCAAAAATATATACAAGAGATAAAGGTCAAAATGGATACACGGTTTGTAAACTAAAAAGTGGAACATATGCTCTTGTGAAAAATGGTGAAATTATTTATAGAAATGATGATGTTCATCTTTGTAAGGTTGAATTTATAGTTAAGACAAAATTAAGTTTAGATAATTCAGAATTATTTCAATTCATAAATAAATTATAAAGGAACAAAATGAGAATAATTGAAGCTTATATTAGTACAACAGGTAATCTTTATTTAGATAAAGAAAGTTGTGCAGCGGAAGATGGATTGGTAAAATGCAAAATTTGTTCTGGAAAAGGACAGGAAAAATATGAGCATATTGAAATTATTCCATACCCAAGTGGTCGACCTGATAGTGGTTGGGTTGAACCTAAAAGAATTATTACACCAAAAACTAGAGAATGTACTAGATGTCTTGGTTTAGGTTATGTTCAAGAAAATATTGAAGATAATGAAGAATATCAAAAATATTTAGAACTTAAAAATAAATTCAAAAATAAGGAATAAAATGAGTTATAGAGCCTGTGAAGTGTGTGGAAAAAATGATTTAGAAACACACGTATTTACATCAACAATTGGTGCAATGAGCTATAATTATTGTAAATGTTGTTTATCAATGTCTGCTGAACCATCTGGGTTAGAGAATTTAGTTGGAACATATATAACATATGATAAATTAAGTGATTCTTACAGATATGGATTAGTGATAGTTCCTATTAAATTAAAAAGTGGTTCAGAATTTAAAACAAGAACTGAATTTGTTAATTTAATTATGTAATAGAAAATAATTTAAAATAAGGTAAAAAATGCAATTAACACGTAAAATATATGAATTTCATAAAGAAAAAAGTAAATCAAAAGATTTTCATAATAATGGTGATGCAAAAATCTTCTTATCTATGATGCCTGTTGAGCCATATGCAGAAATAAGATACATTTTCACCGGTATTATTAGAGTAGATTTTAAAGTTAGTTACATTGATAATGGGAAAACAATTACATTAAATTTTAGAAAAGATTTTGAAACAGAAGATGTTAATAGATTTGAATTATCTGATTATGCTTTAGATACAATTGGTGCAGATATTTATAAGAATTATGATTTAACAATAAAATGTGATATTTCTCAAGAATTTAAAATGCTTGGTTATTATGGTGATTTGAACCAAGAATTTCCTTGGAAAGAATATAAAACTTTACAAACAGGATTTTGGCTTTTAGATTTTAAAAAATTTGAAGAAATAGATAAAAAATTATGCGAGTTCACGAAAGGAATAAAATGAAATTAAAAGATTATTTAGAAAATATTAATAAAATGGTTCAAAATAACCCTGAAATTTTAGAATTAGATGTTATTTATGCAAAAGATGATGAAGGAAATTATTATGATTTTGTGACATTCATACCAACAATTGGACATTTTGGATGGGCTAATTGTGACTTTATCAATGAATTGCAATTTGATGAATTTAATGAAAATCTTGAAACAAATGCAATTTGTATTAATTAATTTTGAATTTTAATTTATATTTTATATTCTTTATAATATAATATAACTAATTTAAAAAAAGGTTATAAATGAATTCAAATAAAAATTTATCAGTATTAACAAATTTTGGGTGTCCGTATAGTTGTGTTTTCTGTATATCAGATTCTCAAAAAACAAAAAATGATTTTAAATTTAAGTTAAGTGATGCCAGGAATATTAAAAAACTATTAATAACTGGTAAATATGAAAGATTATCTATATCAGGTGGTGGAGACCCATTGTATTCTCATAGTGATATTAGTAATAATATTGAATTATTCTATAGATATATTGTTAATTTAACAAATGAATATAATATACATTTAAGTATACATACAAATTATAAAAAACCAACAAAAATATGTAATTTATTTGATAATTTTGTTATTAGTATTCATAAAGATGATTATTTACATAAGTTTCATTATTGGTTTGACCAAGTTTGGGATTCTAAATATAATTTAAGATTTACATATATAATTGGTTATAACAACAATGATTTAGAAATAATTAAAGATATTATCAAATATCTTCCCAAAGATGCTAGATTAACATTAAAGCAATTAGATTTAAAAGATATTGGTGAAATAGAAGATTTTAATGAAATTATGAAATTGATAAAAGATTATAAAAATATTCAGTTTTTACAGAGTGGTGATTATAATACTTATTATAATTTAAAAGATGGTAAAATATATACTAAATTTAAAGATATAGAATGGAGATAAAATGAAAAAAGTATATCAAGTCGAAATTAAAATTGCGTTTAAAGACCCTTATCATTATGGTTTATTTTCTAGTAAGAAGAAAGCTAAAAAGTATATTTCTGAACAAGAAAATCCAGAGCTGTACAGTATTCAAGAATTAAAAGTAAATTAAAAATGAGAACTACATTAGATAAATTAAGAAATTTAGCAAATAAAGCAAAAGAAGATTTGCAAATTAAATTATATAATTCGGGGTTTGAGTCTTTAGAAGATTATTTAGATTATATTCATAATCTAGAAAGTTTTGAATCATTTCATACTGTTGATGATGTTTTATATCAATTAGATTATTATGTAAATATACAAAGAAAAATTCTAAATGAATTAGAAGGTATTAAATTTTTAGAGGAAAATAAATGAAACTATTTATCACTTTGTGTGTAATTTCGTTAATTACTTATGCAGATGTTATTAAAATAAAAGACAAATATTATGCTTATAATGAAAATTGCTATGGAAATTCAATGGAATTGTCTTTTTATGAAGTACAAGGTATTGCCAATAATAATGAAGAAATAAACATCTTTATAGCAGACAGATATCAAAAATGCTATCATAAAGAAAAATTATATGTTAGTGATGGGTATGCTAGAGATATTAATAACAATCCAATTTGCTCAGAAAAACAATTTAAAAACGATGATTGTCCAATAACGCCGGCATTAACAAAAAAGAATATAACTAAAATCATATTAAAAGAAATTAATTAAACTTTAATATTCTTTTGTATATAATAAAATAAAAAGGTGAAAAATGATGATGGTATTTTAATCGAAGAACAGAAAGTTCAATTGGAACCTAAAAATATGAATGAATTGTTTTATTATATATTCTTTAAAGAAGAAATTATTGTTGATAATTCGTTTTTATGCGATGAATTTATATTTAGAATTAAAGGAATGAAATGCTAATTAAAGATAAAAAACTAATTTCACATGAACTTTTAACAGAAGTTCTGGGAAACAAAGCTTGGCAAATGACAGGTAATAATATTGATTTTTTATTAAATACAAGAGAAAATGATATTGTATTTGAAAGAACTAGTGAAACACAATATCTTATTGACTCCGATAAGTTAGGAAGATTATGTAAAGAATGGGCATTAGAAAAAGGTTATGAATTATTTTCGGTTACTCAAAAATCAGATAAAGGTTGCGGATATTGCGAGATATGGTTTGGATTTAGATGTATTGAAAATTTTAGAGAAGAAACAGAACTCATAGCAATTATAAAAGCTTGTGAATGGATTTTAGAAAATACAAGAGTTAAAAGTGAATAATATCACAACAAATACCGAAGAAATAAAACACAAAACAATTGTAAAATTATCAACACAGTACTATAAAGATAATAATAGCGCTTATATTAAAAAGGTTCTAACCAGATTAAAAAGAAAATCAACTGGATATGATTTATTACTTGAAGAATGTGATAATACTGGTTGTGAATATATGTTATCTGGTATTGTCAATTTATTTGAAGTACCTGATGGTATTTATGAGTTATGTGCATATAACATTGAATATAATTATTTTACTGGGTATATTGATGACTTGGAGTATATTTTAAAAGAATATAAGGAAAATAAATGATTTTACACATTGAAAAAGAAATATTGTTAGAAAATAATGTTTTTGAATCTGAAGGTGATAAAGATGAATGTAAAGATATTCTAGAGCAGTTTACAATATTTTATAAAGAAACAAATGATGGTATTTTAATTGAAGAACAGAAAGTTCAATTAGAACCTAAAAATATGAATGAATTATTTTACTTCGTGTTCTTTAAAGAAGAAATTATTGTTGATAATTCTTGTTTATGTGAAGAAATGAGGTTCAGAATTAAATGAAAAATAGGCATTTAAAAACATTAGAGGAAAGATTTGGTGTAAATGAAAAATTAAAAACAAAAAATGATTTATCTAAAAAATGTATTGAGTTCAATAAAAATTTAAAATTCTACTATAATAAAATCAAAAAGGATAATAGCAAATTTAATTTAAATGATGCTTTTAATTTTTGCTCTATAATACCAAAAGGAATTTTTTATCTCAGAGCCAAATCAGAAGATAAAAACACTTATGGTTCTGTTGATATGAGTGATTCTTCTTTTGCTGTTTATGAAAAGGTACCCAAACAAGTTAAATTTAAAACTGATAATTTTATGACATTTTGTAAATTTTATGTTATTGATATTTCTCTAGATGGTTATATTTGGGTTATATATGAATACCCAAATTCTGATATAGATTATGATTTTATTCAAACAAATAAAATATTGCTTGAAGGTAATATTGGCATTTATATAAAATAAGGAAAGCTAAATGAAAAAATATTTAATTAAAAGCGTATATTTTTATTATGATGATTTTGATATTCAAGATGTTTGTGTATGTGACACTAAAGAACAAGCAAATAAACTTATTAATGAATATAAGCACCAAATCGAAACATTTAAAAAAATTAATGGATATGTTGTATATTTAGATGATGTCTATAATGAAGATGATTATAAAAATATAGATAGTAAAAATATAATTAAACACAATAAGATTTTAAATTTATTTTTATCTGAAAATGATTATAAAAATATAAGCAATGAATTATTAAAATCTGATGTTCATATAGAAAGAATTAACTATTTTGAGTTTTTAACTTGGCACACTGAAAAAGATACAATTATTAAAAAGATATGTAATCATATATCAGCAAATTTAATTATAGAAGAAATAGATTATATAAAGGGTTTTAAATGATTTCTAAAAAACTTATGCAAGAATTAATGAAAAATTTAACTGTTAAAGAAATTATTAGTACCGGTAATAATAAAGTAGATAATAATATCTATTATAAAGTTGAAGAAATTGATATACTTCAAAGTACCAACATTTTTGAATTAGCTCACAAATGCAAAGAATGGGCAGTTAGTAAGGGTTATAATATTTGGTCTTCTGCTTATGGGTGTGAATGCTATATAGATGGTAGAAATCTTGTAAATAATGAAAATATTAGATTTTTAGCTTGTAATGAACCAGAAGCAATATTTAAAGCATGTGAATGGATACTAAAACAAAAGGATATAAAATGGTAGATTTAATAAAAGAAATTTTAGACTCAGGTTCGGAAATTAAAGTTATTTATAATTCAGAATTAATTTTTGATTATGATTTAACAACATTTTCAAGTGGTGATACAAATGAAATTCCCTTTGATGAATTAGATGAAGATTATCTAAAATTTGCGTTGTTTAATGAAATTGAAATTTCTTCTGATATGAAAGAATTTTTAAAATTATTAAATACAATAAAGAAAACATTTGGAACAGATAAACAAAAATATTGGGTAACAATAAATGAATGCGAAGATATAGTTGCAGATGAAGCATTTGAAGAATTATATGATTTATCATTTTTAATTGAACGATTCTACGATTTACAAGTTTTTGAAGTTAAATATTTAGATGTTAAAACTGTTCAAAAATTATTAAAAGGTGAATAATGAAAACAACACCTTATAATCCATTCCTATATGAGGATAATAGATTTATGAAAATGATGAATAATTATAAAAAATTTGGAAATTTAGTAATTGGTGTTGATTTTGATTTTACACTAAATGACCCAGTAACTAAAGAAACTTATTTAGATATTGTTTCTTTAATAAAAGAACTAAATAATCTAAATTTTAAAATATGTATTTGGACAGCAAATGAAGATAGAGAATATGTTGAGAATACTTGGGCTGAACATAATTTAAAATGGGAATATTATAATTATTCTCCAATAAATCCAAGTTCATTGAAACCTCATTTTAATATTCTTTTAGATGATTCAGCTGGTTTAAATGAATCAGTAGAACTTTGTTGGAGAATAGTTAATTATTTAAAGGAACAAAAATGCAAAAACTAAAATTTAATGAAATAATTCAATATTTAAGAGATGAAAACAAAGAATACCCAAAAAGAAAAATATCTTTAGAAGAAACTACAGCAATTTTGGTACACGAGATTTATACTATTCTTTACAACAAAATTGAAAGAATGACATCATACGATAAAAGAGATTCAGGATGGTTGGAAGCATTTGAAGTTATTGATGATAAAATGGATAAAATTATTTCTTTATTAAAAGATATGAATATTGAAAATTGGGAAATGGGTTTAAATGAACAATATGAAACAAAGTTTAATTATGAAAATGGGACATACTCATATCGAGGATTCAATTATACAAATGAAGCATCAAAAAATTTTGAACGTTTATTTATGCCTTTTGAAAAATTAATTGATATTTTTAGAGATAGTAATATAGAAGAAATTAAAATAAAATCTAAATTAACTGGTGAATCATTTAAGATTATTATGAATGATAATATTTTTACTGTAGAAAAGATTTATGGAAATAAAAATGATATTAATAATATATACTGACGGCGACTCAGGAATCAAAAGCCCTAGTGATGGTTTACAATGTAAAAAATTCTTAAATGATTATGAATATGCATTCTTAATTGGTGAAAATGAGATTAATAAGTTCTCCGAACATTGGTATTTGAATAAATTTAATTTATCTAAAATTGTTTGGAATTGTCTCAATTATATGATTCCCGATGTTATACATGCTTTAGAAAATGGGAATGAAGATATTTTCAAAAATGATAATTATTATATAAGAACAGTGAAGGAATGCAATTTTTATCTTATTTAATTTATTTTTAATATTCTTTTATATATAATTATAATATATAAATTAAAGGATATATAAAATGGAATTAACAATACAATTTGACTTATTTTGCAACAGTAATTCACTAAAAAATGCTACAAAAAAATTTAATAAATCAAAATTACCTGTAATTGAAGTTTTACATAGTACACAAACAAATTATTTTGCAGAATGCGTTTACTATATGACTTCAGACGAGTGTAAACATTTAGGTATAACAGGAGAAAATTTTAAAAATTTTGATTTTTATAAGTATTTTACAAATTTAATACCATTAGAATATTTGAGAACAAGAAAAAATAAAACTGGAATTTTTGTTGATTTTGTTAGTGCGTATTTACAAAATTAAAAAAGGATATAAGATGGCTTACACTAGATTTATAGATAAACTATATGCTAAAAGAATGGCGAGAAAATCATCATCTGGGTTATGGATTAAAATTTCAAAATTTACTGAAGATAGGACTATTCAGATAATTCGCAGAAGGATTAATGCTCGTAAATTTAATAATTTTCTATTTCACTAATTGAATATAATCATATATAAAAATGTATAAATATAAAGGTGCAAAAGAAGTTAAAGATAACAAATCAAACACTATACAATTGAAGAACATCAAATAAGATTAAATATAAAATGTATTCAAATAGAAGAGAAATTAAAATCTAGTGAAAATTAATATCTTATATTATATAATATAACATAAAATTAAAAGGAGGTAAAGATGGAAATTATTAGAACAAATAAGTACAGATTGTATCCTAATTCTAAACAGAAATTTTTACTTCATAATATGTTTGGACAAACAAGATTTGTATTTAATTCTGTTCTAAATATGATTCAAGATTGTAAATTTGGTTCTTATATTAATAAGAAAGGTATGACTTGTGGTTCAATTCCATCTCAAACTGTTCTTATTAATCAAGTAACTGAACTAAAGAACAAATATCCATTTCTATATCAAACTGGAAATGACTTTTTACAAGCTGAGTTAAATAATTTATATCTTGGAACAAAAGGTTTTCTTAAGGGAATCTATGGTTATCCTAAATTTAAGTCAAGAAAAAATAAAGAGCAATCTATTAATCTAAGAGCTGGTTCTAGAGCTAAATTTGATTCTGAATTTGTTTATTTACCTTTTGCTAAAGGAACACAATTCAATAAATCTGATTTTAAAATTAAATACAAGAAACATAGTACAAATTATTCTCTTCCAGAGAAAATAACTAGTTATACTATATCTAAAGATAATCTAGATAGATATTGGATTTCATTTACTTTTAAAATAGAATTAATGTATAAAATAAAAGGAGCAAATAAACAATGTGGTATAGATTTAGGTATAAAGGATTTAATTATAACATCAGATGGGGTAAAGATACCAAATGATAATTTGATTAAAAAATCAGAACTTAAATTAACTTTTCTTCAAAGAAGATTATCTAAGAAGAAAAAGGGATCAAAGAATAGAAACAAAGCTAGATTAAAAGTTGCTAAATGCCAAGATAAAATTAAAAACAAAAGACAATATAGGAATCATAACATCTCTAGAATGTTAGTTAATCTTTATGACTTCATAGGAGTAGAAACTTTAGCTGTTAAAAATATGATTAAGAACAAATCTTTATCTAAAGCAATAGCTAACGTTTCATGGTCTGATATTATATCTAAAATTGAATATAAAATGACTGAAAAACAAGGTCATTTAATTAAAATAGATCAATTTTATCCTAGTAGTAAAACTTGTTCTAATTGTGGTTCTGTGAAACAGGAGATGCCATTAGAAATAAGAATATATG